ATTTATATTCCCTCCCATCCTTACAATATCTTATTCCTCTCGCTCCCTTTGTATACACTGTTAATCTTCGCGATTTACCATCCGTCTTCATCAATATCTTCTCTTCCGTTCTTTTATATTCTGATTTCTCATGGGTTATTTTTGGGGTTGTTGAGGTCTTTTGATTGAGAGGGGTTGTTGGGGTTTTAGTTCGGGTCTTTTGAGGTTTTTGTTTTCCTCCTCCTTCTTTTACTTCTCTTACCCCTTCTTCTCCTTTTTTTCCTTCTCCTTCTTCTCCTTCTTTTCCTTCTTCTCCTTCTTCTCCTTCTTCTCCTTCTTTTCCTTCTTCTCCTTCTTTTCCTTCTCCTAACCTTTTTTTTCCTTCTTTATCATTACTTATTTTATCATTATTGTTTGTCGCTTTTAATATTTGTTTTAAAGAATCTATTAAATTAACAACATTTGTCTGAAAATCTTCCTTAGTTAAAATAATCTCGCCAGAAACCTCATTATATATTTTATCTATCATAATCGAAATATTGTTTTTTGATTTTTCATCTGTCTTAGTATGCTTAAAAATTTCTTCAAAAATATAAACTGCAAAATTTGAAACTAATTTTAGTTTTGTTGATTTTTCATACATCTTATAATATAAATATATAAAATAATTATTGTCAGGTTTTTTATGATATCCATTTTACTTTATTGAGTTTACAAATGTTATACATTCATACAAATTCTCTTCCATTTACAACCATCTCTCAAAAAAAGAGTACATTCCTTCATCTTCTTCTCCTTTTTATTTATCCTTTGATTTTTTACATTTTTCTTCTGATATGTACTCTTTCTTCCTTCTTTTTCTTTGCAATCCCTCTCTCTCTTTTTATTCTCCCTCTCAATCTCACTGCATAATTTATATTCGCTCCCATCCTTATAATATCTTATACCTCTTTCTCCCTTAGTATACACTATTAATTTTTGCGTTTTACCATCCGTCTTGATCAATATCTTCTCATCCGTTTTTTTATATTCTGATTTTGTTGGTTTTGTTGAGTTTGTAAAGGTCTTTTGCTTTGGGGGGTTTGTTGGGGTTTTTTGAGGTTTTTGCTTGGGTTTTCGTTTTCCTCCTGTCATACGGGAAGTGTTATTTATTTTATATTTATATAAATTTAACATTATAGTCGCGAAAATCATTACATTTTTTTCAAATTGCAAAATCTTTGACAACAAATTCTTGTTGACTTTTGCTGTTTTTCGGAAAAATTCATTTTGGTCTTCTTTTTCTCTGATGTCATTTTGAATATTTTTGATTTCATTTAGCATATCATTATCATTTTCAAAATCATATTCTATAACTAGAAGATCATCTTTTATATAATTTAAAATATCTTCTAAATTTTTTATCCAAAAAGTCATATTTAAAACGTGATCTAATAAATAATATTCTTTTTGGTTGAAATCTTCCCGTATTTCCTTATTGAATTCCAATTTTTCAAGTAATATTTTTATAAAATGTTTGATTTCATAATTTTTAAATTCATTTTTTTTTGCTTGGTCTGATGCGAATACAGATTCAAATAGAACCTCGACATCAGGTTTTATTGTCTCAATATTTGCATATTCAGATAAATATTTAATTGCACCTTTGAGCCTTGATTTTTCCATCAAAATGTTTGAGTTTATTTTATAAATTTTGTTTAGTAATTGACGACTCATCCTTATAATATAAACATAAAATGTTTTTGATCTATTCTTCTATATAATATTCATATCCGTTCGTTCCTTCTCTTCTCTTGATGTTATATTTATCCTTTGTTTCTTTTGTCATTTTTGAAAAATCTATTATCCCTTTATTTAATTCTCTGATATATCTTGCACCATATGCAGCCTTGGTCCTATTTTTGTGTTTCTCTCGATTTGCCTCATTTTGATACCATTTCTTAAAACTGTCCTGTCGTCGTTTCCTGTAATCTATTTCATTTTCGTTTACTCCATCGACCTCGTTTGCTTCATTCATTCCAATATTTCTTATTTCTTCATTATTCTGTTGTACAACTTCTTCGTCATCCACATCGTATCTATCATTTTGTGATCTTCCTCTTGCAACTCTATGTACTAATTCATCATCTGGTTCTATTTTTACTTGAGCTAATACATCTGGGTCTGTGTAAAATTTCAAATAACTTCTCATTATTTGTGACATAGATGTTCTCATTCTTATTGCCATTACATTTCTCTGACGATTATTCCATTTGGGAAAATAATATGATACAAAAGATGATCTGAATGTATTAACCCCAATGTTTTTATTGGGAACTAAAAGCGATATCCATTTTCTAACAGCAGCCGAAGAAACACCTTTTTGGTTACTACCCCATTCATTCTTTTGCAAAAATAAAGATTTCCTTTTATATGTATTATATGAATATTTTAACAATCTACACAATCTATTATTAAGGCCAGACAAAGCTGCACTATTCAATATATATGATATAGGTTTATGACATTTGATATCATCGTTATATATCATTTGACATTTGCCATCGTCCGTTATATGAACATAGTTTTCGCCTGGTTTCACATCTTTTACATCTTCTATGAAAAACATTGTAAAATTCTCGGTTCTACTTGGAAAATTCCATATATTCAATGCCAATGCTAGTAATAATTGATGTTTATGAAACATTTGTGGATTATGTGTCTTACCATCCTCCTCATTTCTTTCATACATTTCTTCTAAATTATTATATTCTTGTTTATTTTGTTTTCTTCGCTTTAGATTTACCATAGCAAAATAGTCTCTTTCCAGCTTCTCGCAAATGTCAAATAATTGTTCATATGGAACAAATGTTTTGAACTCTCTGTCTGTACTGATTTTATTTAAATCATCTTTCAAATTTTCAACATCTGTAAAAGCTGTCTGTAATACTGAATATTTATATCTTAATTCATCATCTTCTCCTAAAAGCAACTTCATAACCCTTGTCATGACTTTCAAATCTCTATTTATAGTATAAATAACATTACCTTCTTCGTGATGGTATTTCAAAATATTGTATAATAAAAGTCTATTGTTCTTAACAATCCATTTCAAATCATCATTCTTTGCAAATTTCTTAAAATCATTAAAAGTTTTAGTGAAAAATTCGATTCTCCCTGCATAAGCCTGTTCTGTTTCCAAATTGTTTCCTCTAGTTCTTTTGTCTCTGAATAAAGTTTTATATTCTCCTTCTTTGAATTTTTCCAAAGAAACGTCATTTATCTTTACATTTCTGAAATTTGCATAATCCAAATATTGTATACCATTATTCCAAGCTACAGCACCGTCGTTACATATATCATTCAAAAACTCAGGAAGTTCTTTTTCAAAAAGATCTTTCAAATTCCAACAATTATTTTCGAGAATATCGCGAAGCTTATCATTTGTATTATCATTTAAAAGTTTTAATTTTTTATAAGCAGCCTTTTGTTTATATGGTTCCAAAATAGTCTGTTGATTTTTTTCTGTTCCGTGAACTCGAACACCTCTATTACATGTCTTTTCCTTCGGTGGCATCTTATAATATATATAATATAAATGTATTGTTTATTTTTAAATGTTTCATTTTTTTTAATTATGAACAAATATATTGTTAATAATATATAGAATGGATTGTCCACCTAATAAAATTCGTAATCCGCAGACAAATATCTGTATAACAATCAATGGATTGACACATAAGAAATTAATCAAAGAAGGTGTTTTGCCACCCCATAACAGCTGTAAAGACAATGAGATTTTGAATCCAAAATCCAAAAGATGTATAAAAATAGGCACATATTTATATAAAAAACTTGTTAAAGAAGGTATTATCAATGCTGGAAATGTAGAAAATAATGTAAGAAATGTTGTAAATGAAGTAAATAAACCGCCTTCAAAAACAAAATCTTCACCTAAATCATCTAAATCACCGAAATCATCTAAATCATCTAAATCATCTAAAAAAACAAAAAGTCGTAATTGCAGAAATAAGGACACCTTCTTGATGTTTGACAATGTAGATGATATTGAAGATGAAGATTTTATAAAAACCTCTGATGGATATTGTTTTTCTGCAAAAGAACTTATCGCTTATGTAAATGATGGAAATTTCAATAATAAAAATCCTCACATACCATTAGATTTATTTAAAAAATCAGAAATTGACACACTTTTGAAAAATCATCCTGTATTACTAGAAAAAGTTAAAGAATATTTTGAAAAAGAAATTAAAAAACAACTTGAAAGAGATAATATATTTGAGAAAACAATTGATACTCTTTATATGGTAGGTGACGCGGGGAGAACATGTTATTTTAATAATTTGACCTCTTTTGAAAAGGAAGATTCCTCCTTTTTTCAAAGATCAATTGAATGTCTGCAAAAATTGTCGGAAAGTCTTTCTAAATTGAAATCAGGTCCTGAAAAAGCAGCTTATGCTGATGTGAAAAAAATAGTTGAATATGCTAATAAAGGAGAAATGTGTATTCACGGTGTTGGACTGCGATTGATAAATCTATTCATACAATATTTCAAAAGATTGAAAGTCAAATACGATCCTTTGAAATCGGGAATCTATTTCTTTAATCCTTCCAAAAATGTTATACAAATGTGTAGTATAGAACATCGTTTTTCACCAACTAAGAAACGATTTATGCAGAATAATATTTCATTACAAATGAACATAGAATCTCTTGTAGTAAAGAAACCCGATATGATCACCAAAATGAATGAAAAAACAGAACATTATAATCAAATGTGTAACTACGAACCATATCTTGTAACAGAGAATACATTAGACGAATGGAAAGAACTTTCTGATTGGAGAAAAATAAAATTTGGAAAAGACATGTGTTTTGATGTTCTATATCTTGTTAAAGTTATAACTGATAATTTAAATAATTCTAAAAATAATAATCCGGATCCTAAATTTCCAACAAATCCTTTCACACAAGCTTATTTCACACCAGATGAAATAAAACTTATCAAATATACCCTTGAAGATAATTTTATTAAAATCAATCCAGCTCTTGAGTGTTTCGTATCAAGTTCTGAATTATGGAAATTTTCAGCCAATTGGAAAGATAGATTAATATCAAAATTAGAAGCAAAATTAAGATTTGTAAGATTAAATAATATTATTGGTGGTGAATTACATTGTCACGGTATGTGGAATTCCAAAACCACACCTATTAATGCTACTGAAAGAAATATATTACAATATTTAAATACTGCCAGACCAGATACATTGCGATTGCTTATTAGAAAACCATCGGAAACAGTACCCGATGCTTATTATTATGAAATTAGAAAAAAAATGTTCTTAAATTCTGATAATTTTCTGTTATGGGAATAATGGTATAACGATTCGTAATAAGAAACCACAAAAATAAAGATGTCAAGTCTCGTGCATTCACATACCCGTCAGGAAAATGAACAATGATGAAGAAGATCATTTCATTCTGGCTCTTCGTCAGATGACGATCGCGGCAGAGAAGGAGAAGAGTGAGAAGTCGGAATTGTTGACAACAATCAAGAGATTGGAAGAAACGATTGTCGCAATTACAACAGAAAGGGATAACATCTCTGAAGATTATGCTGCCCTTTCGGATAGGATTGCCGAGCTTGAAGCAAAAGAACTTGATGATAAGACAAAGAGGGAATCCTTGCAGGGGAACGAAGAACTTGACAAAGATGGAGATGCTGCACCGAAGCTTCACATCCCAGAGTGGAGAATCTCTTACATCACAAATCGTATTGCACAAGGAGAGCGACCTACGATTTACAACATGATGTACATCGATGCTTATTCCAAAGATAGTAGGTACAATCGTGCTGCTCGCTTTCGTTCAAAGATAGTGAATGCATTCCAAGATCTCTGTATCAATTTTGCAAACGAGAAAGGGATAGATTATACCACACAGGAGATTCCCAAAGATTTTGAAGAAGTTAAGATGAAGCTTCACGATTTGGCCACAGTGAATAATCGCGAATTCATCCGCAAGTTTTTCAAGGCCAATAACTAGATGTCACCAATGACTGAACACTGAACATAGATGGTTTAATAAGTTCAATAAACCTTCCCTTTCCCTCCTTCATTTTTCTGAGATTTTCGTTGATTGAAAAAATCTGCAATTTTTCACCTTATTTTTTAATGATATATAATTGATAAAATAAGAAGACACCCATAACATTCTTTGAAAATATATCAAGTGTATTGTACATATTATTTTTGAGAACAGGTTGTTGTAATGCTGCGACACCGTACAGAGACCATAGTCCAAAAATCAGAAAAAACTCCTTCTGAATTGTTGTGTTTTTAACAAATTTAATATAAATTCTATAAAATGCAGCAAAGAAAAATATAAATCCTATTATAGACGAAATATAGAGATCTATCACATTAGTTTCTCCAAGATATCCAAAAAGTAACATTGCTGCATTGCATAAAATCACATATAATATATCGTTTGTGTGTTCTTTCACAAACGATTTTACATCTTTTGTAGAAAATTTATCTTTTTTATAAGAAATATATATCATAAGAGATAAAAGCATTGTTGGTGTTGTGATAAACCAATCAAAATATCTTATTGATGTTACACTCGCGAGATTGCCTATATAGATCATTCGAAGAATATATAAATAAAATGCAAATTCTATACATTGAACGAATGTTTCTATCATAAGAAGTTCTCTTAAAACATTGTTGATAGGTTCGACATCATAATACAATCCTTTTATACAAATAATACCTAAAACAAATTGAAATATTAAACTTGTAATAGTTGTTACTTTTACACTGTCCATTTTATTTAAAACAAACAAAAAATAAAAAGTCCTTTTTGTGAGAACCTTTTATTTTCTTAAAAATTTAATTTTTCTAATCTTAAATACTGTTGATAATATCATTACATATATCTTCCATCATAAGTTCAATTTTAATCTTTTTCATCTTGTCCCTATATTTTTGACTATTTTTTTTGGCAATTTCTTTACAATGTTCATAATGATTTTCCTTATATTTTTTAGCATATTGTTTGCTATATTCCTTGAGTTTTTCTTTGTTATTTTCCCTATATTTTTTTTGTCTTTCAGTATTTAGCTTTTTTTGATATTCGATTTTTTCTCGAATAGGTAACATTTTTACTTCTTCTGGTGATAGTCTTACAAACTCCATTTTTTGTTGAGACATTTTCAAAACAAGATATTTGTCATTTTTTTATGAATATTTCAAAAATTTATTTCAAATTATGTCGTAGAAAATTTGATTAAATCTTTTATTTTTGTTAAAACTTGATTATACTTTTGATGATCTGTTTTATTATAAATGATGAATAGTTTATTTTTTACATGTTCATATTTTTCAGTGTCTTGAATAGTTTCAGAAATTTTGATATCATTATCATCACAATATAAAAGAAGTACTTCTGTATTGTCTTTAATAAGAGTGGAAGAAAGAAGATTTATATCTTTTTCTTTCCAAGAATTTTCTACAAGAACTTGACATTTATTATCATTTGTATATTTAATATTATTATTTTCTGGAAATTCTTTATCAAAGTGTTTTTTTTGAATATATAAAGGAACAGTATTTATACCAGACTGTAACATTTTCATAATTTCTTCATGTGAAATATGATCTATTCTTTCAGATCCGAAGTTGTTAATAATAATATTATTATAATTATTCATAGTTTCGATATTTTGTGTATTATTTGTCGTATTATTATTTGTTATGTTTTGAACATTTGGTGTTCGTGCATGTATTATACTTCTAGCCTTGCATTTGTCTGCTTTAATATGCCTATTTTTATTATGTCTATTTGTAAAAGAAATCATACATCTAGGACAAGTAAGACTATCTACCTTATTACAAATTTTTTCATGATTGTGCAAATGTTTTGGTGTTTTGTATACTTTATTACATTTTGAACAAGATAAAATACAAGGGATAACATTTTGTTCATTTGGGATAACATTTTGTTCATTTGAGATAACATTTTGTCCATTTGGGATAACATTTTGTTCATTTGGGATAACATTTTGTCCTAATTTGGAAAGTTCGTTATTTTGATATTCATAAACATGTTTCTTATTGATATGTCGTTGTAAATTAAATTTTCTATCAGTTATGTAATTACAAATTGAGCAATGAAATAACATTATTTACGAGTAAAACTCTTCCCCTTACTATTTCAATACATATTTTTTATTCTTAAATACTCTCAGTCCTTACCATTTTTACTCATTTTGGACCCCTCTCTCTCCCCATGGCGATTCCATGACTCTTGAAAAAAACAGTTTTTTCTGTTTTTCAAAAATGATCAGATTTCTTGTGTTTCTTGTGTTTCTTGTAATTCACAGTTTTTGATAAGGTCCTTGATTTTTGTTATTATCGCGTTGTATTTTGCACTGTCGGTTTTATTATAAAGGATGAACAATTTATTTTTTACATTTTCATACTTATCAATGTCTTGAATTGTATTTAAAACTTCTTTGTCCTTGCTATCACAATATAGAAGAAGAATCTCTGTATTATCATGAACCAATGAAGAAGATAATAATCCTAAATCTTTATTTTGCCAATTATTATCTTCAAAAACTTTGCATTGATTTTCCAATGTATACTTTATATTTCTATTTTCTGGAAAATCTTTATCAAAATGCTTCTTTTTTATGTACAATGGCAATGTGTTCATTCCACTTGTAAGAATCTTAACTATCTCTTCATGTGATATATAATCTAAACGTTCTGACCCAAAATTATTGATAACAAATGTATTGTTATTTGTTACATAGTTATTATTTTGAATATTATTATTTGTTATGTTTTGAATATTTGGCGTTCGAGCATGTATTATACTTCTTGCTTTGCACTTGTCTGCTTTGATATGTCTCGATTTGTGTTTTCTATTTGAAAAAGAAGTCATACATCTAGGACATGTAAGACTATCTACTTTATTACAAACTTTCTCATGATTGTACAAATGCCTTGCAGTTTTATAAATTTTATTACATTTTGAACAAGATAAAGAACATGGGGGGACATTTTGTACATTTGGGGGGACATTTTGTACATTTGGGGGGACATTTTGTACTTTTGGGGGGACATTTTGTACTGTTTTGGAAAGTTCATTGTTTTGATGTTCACACTGATGTTTCTTACTGGTATGTCGTTGTAAATTAAATTTTCTATCAGTTATATAATTGCAAAATGAGCATTGAAATATCATTTTTTGCAATGAAAACTCACCTCTTACTATTTCAATACATATTTTTCAGTCTTAAATACTCTCAATCCTTACCATTTTTACTCATTTTGGACCCCTCTCTCCCCCCATGGCGATTCTATGACTCTTGAAAAATACTGTTTTTTTCCGTTTTCCCAAAATGTAAATATACTTCTGAATAAAAATACTGAAAATGTTTAGATATCGTCTATTTCTTGCAATTCACAGTTTTTGATAAGGTCTTTGATTTTGGCTATTATTGTATTATATTTTGCACTGTCGGTTTTATTATAAAGGATGAACAATTTATTTTTTACATTTTCATACTTATCAATGTCTTGAATTGTATTCAAAACTTCTTTATCCTTGCTATCGCAATATAGAAGAAGAATCTCTGTATTATCATGAACTAACGAAGAAGATAATAATCCTATATCCTTTTCCTTCCATTTATTGTCTTCAAAAATTTTACACTTGTTTTCCAATGTATATTTTATATTATTGTTTTCTGGAAATTGTTTGTCAAAATGTTTTTTTTCTATAAACATCGGTATTGTATTTTGTCCACTTGTAAGCATCTTAACTATATCTTCGTGTGAAATATGATCTATTCTTTCTGATCCAAAGTTGTTAATAATAAAATTATTTTGTATATTGTTATTATTTGTTATGTTATTATTTGTTATATTTTGAATGTTTGGTGTTCGTGCATGTATTATACTTCTTGCGTTGCATTTGTTTGCTTTTATATGCCTGTTTTTATTATTTCTATGTGTAAAAGAAATCATACACTTTGGACAAGTTAGATTATCGACCTTTTTACATTTTAATTCATGGGTTTTTAAATGTTTTAACGTTTTATACAATTTATTACATTTTTTACAAATAAATTCACACGGAATATCATTTTTTGAACTCGGGATGTCATTTTGTCGTTTTGGGATGTCATTTTGTCTATTTGGGATGTCATTTTGTTCTTTTGGGATATCATTTTGTCCATTTTGTAATATATCGTTATTTTTGTCTATATCATTATGTTTCTTACCAATATGTCGTTGTAAATTGAATTTTCTATCAGTTATATAATTACAAAATGAGCATTGAAATATCATTTTTTGCAAGGAAAACTCAGCTCTTACTATTTCAATACATATTTTTTAGTCTTAAATACTCTCAGACCTTACCATTTTTACTCATTTTGGACCCCTCTCTCCCCCCATAGCGTTTCCATGACTCATGAAAAATACTGTTTTTTCCCGTTTTCTAAAAAAGAGTACATTTCATTAAAATATTGAACATTTGATAAAAACTTTTCAAAAATATAAAAAACAAAGTGAAATGTACTCAAAATAGAATATATTATTAGAAATATTCTTATAAATTAAGTCACTAATTGATGTATTCAACTTGAATAAAAAAAGATGGTCCGTTTATGGAGAATGTAGAGAACCTTTAAAAATTGATAAGAAAAAGATGATCTAACTTATAAAGATTATGTGAAAAAATTCAATTGATTTAATTTGATTTGAATCTATTTTTTGTTTGAATATTAAATGGTTTGTTATCAAACACTGGATTGGAGAATTGATTTACCCATTGATCATTCGGTGATCGAAATGGTGTGTAATGACAATTTTTATTTGTAATTTTTGTTCCTTTCAATAGATTATGAGTTCTAACTAATCGTTCTTCTATTTCCATAATATTGTCATCACATTTTGAAAAATCTGTAGAATCAGGTTTATTAAGAATATTATGAAAACGATAATGGTTTTCGTCTCTTTTTTCAATTGCTAGCCTTGACATATTTTCTGTTGAAATTTTACAAGATTCAACCGAGGGTATAAAGTTATTCATTTCTATATTATTTTTATATTATAAAAAAGTAGAATGCAACTAGTTGATATCAATTCTCTTGATCAATTTAATAAAATGATGAGACAAAAACAAATAATGTGTCTCTATCATTGGAAATATTGTGGACATTGTCATTCCTATATGCCGACTTTTGAAAAAATTGCCCAGAGAGCAAATTTCCCAGTGATGAGAGTTGAATTGAGTGTAATGCAAGTATTGCCTAAACAATATAATGTCCCTGGTTTTCCGGTTGTTGTAATGTACGAAAATGGTAAGAAGAAAGATGAATTGGTAGGAAATCGTGCCGAATCAGATCTACACAAATTTATCATGTCTAATACAAAACCCGCAAAACCCTTGTCTAAAACTTCCAAACCTACACTCAAACCTATTCCTAAACCTCCTCAAAAAACAGCATTAAAACCAAAGGCTTCTCCTAAAAAAACTTTGAAACCAAAAGTTTTAAAACCAAAAAGAAAATCAGATAAGAAATGAATTTAAGAATTATATTATTCATATATTATAATGAGCAATACAACAGCAGATGATATTGTAATGATGGCAATAAATGAAAAAAAAGAACCTTCTAGTGAAGAACTAGAAGACTTCAAAGCTTTGGTAAAAGATTGGTTTAAATACGATGATCAAAATAGGAAATTAATGATCGCTATTAAAGAAAGAAAAGTTTATCAAAAAGAATTGGAGAAACAAATGCAGAGATTTATGTCAGACTTTGGATATAATGACTTAAATACAGCCCATGGTAGAATAAAATCAAATGTAAGAGAGGTCAAAAAACCTATAAAAATTAAAGATATCAAAGCAGAATTGTGTAATAATACAGAATTGACAGGTCCCGAATTATATGAAAAAATATTTAATTCAGATCGTGAAACATATATTAAAAGTAGTTTGCATAGAGTAATACCAAAGGTATCGTTACAATTGTAAATATTTCAATGTTTAATTTTTTTTTTCTCTTCTAAAAATTCTAATAAAGCAGTATCATAATCGTAATTTGTCGAATAAAATGTGGATTTGATTTTTTTCTTAGTGATGAAATTTTGACAGTTCAAACAAGGTCTTGAGTATTTCAAAAGATTACAGAAATTGTTTGTACCGATTCTGACAACATAAAGTTCAGATTCGTTCAAAAATTTATTGTATTTTTTATTCATTTTACTAATTGCAGCAACCTCTGCGTGAATGCTATTTTCACCAAAGTAGTAATTATATCCAGAAGCAATTATTTGTTTTTTGTAAACAATTATTGCACCGTGTTTATGATTCATAGACGATTTCATTGCAACTTTCGCTGCAATATCCAAATAATATTCCTGACGATTACTCATATTTTTTGGTTTATAGGTATCAAAATGTTGAAAATATTCTGATGTTACAATTTCTGCATCTTTACAAACAATTTTTTCTTTCATTTCTTTTTTTAAAGCCCTAAAATCAAAGTAAGACATTTTGACTCTCCTCGCATTGAGAGAATCTACCATTATGGTTTTAAGAAGTTTTAACAAATATCAGTGTTATATATATTAATTAATAAAAATTAATTGTCATTTTTTATAATTTATATCAAAAATAAAAAATGATTCAATTTAAAAACAAAATGCGATGAATATTTAAATAATGAAAGATGATATTTTCGGCATTGAATTATCTGATAAATCACCTAGATACCATCAACCTCAAGAAATAACTGTTAAGTTAAAACCACATCAATTAGCAGGTTTATATAAAGCTGTTAAAATGGAACAAGATGGTAAATTAATGTATATAATACCTGAAAAAAGACAAATTGGGACAGAATTTACAGAGCAGGATATAGAGATTGAAATGAAATCAAATATTGGAATATTGGGGGATTTGGTAGGTTATGGAAAAACATTAATGGCTCTTTCAATAGTTGCAGCATCTGATTTGGATAAAATGCATACAAATAGTGAAATGAATGTTAGTTTTAGCAATCCATATAATTATTCATATATAAGTTACAGTAAACAAAATCCAAATATTTTAAAACAACATGTTATCAATAGTACATTGATAATTGTACCAAGAGGTCCAGTGTATGTACAGTGGGAAAAAACAATCAAGCAAATGACAAATTTGAAATATCTTGCAATTGAAAATTTGAGTTATATTAAAAAACATTTACCAAGTGAAGATAGTTCAGAATCTGAAATAATATCTTATTTTAATCAATATGATGTTGTTTTGATAAAGAATACGACTTTCGAAGTTTTGTTAAATCGTTTCAAAGGAATTGTAATAAAAGATGTATTGGGACAAATCCCTTTGATTAAAAGATGGAAGAGAGTTATGATAGACGAAGCTCACGATTTGATTCATTCAATATCACTTATATATTATGAATATTTATGGTTAATATCTGGAACCTATAATAATCTTCTATATTCTATAAAATCGTATAGAAGTCTACTATTTCATATCAGAGAAAGCATAAATTATGACACAATTGATCTATTAACAATCAAAGGAAATCGGGATTTTGTGAGAAATAGTTTCAAAATACCACCACCGAATGAAACAACATATATATGTAAAATGCCTACACAAATGAATATGATAAGAGGATTTGTATGTCAAAATATATTGAATAAACTGAATGCAAATGACATCGAAGGAGCAATCATTGAATTGGGTGGAAAAATAGATACACAAACAAATTTTATAGATCTAGTATCGAATGAATTAAGAAGGGAAATAACAAACAAAGAAAGGGAGAAAGAATATATCGAAAGTTTAGATATTCCAAATGAGAATAAAAGAATGAGAATTAAAACCATTCAAAACGAAATCAATACAAAAAACCAAAAGTTGGAAGATTTGAAAAATCGTATTAATGAAATTGGTACCAAAATGTGTTCGATATGTATGTATGACATAGAAAATCCATTGATACTAGAATGTACACATTCATACTGTGCAACCTGTATTGTACAATGGTTGGAGAAAAGTTTGAAATGTCCTGAATGTAGGAATGAAATAAATACAGAAAAAATTGTGTCAATTATGAAAGAAATACCTGATAATCCAAAACCAAAAATAATGAATAAAATTGAGACATTGATTAATATAATCAATAATAATAAAAATGGTAAATTTATAATATTTAGTCAGTATGACAGTAGTTTCATCGATATGAAAGATGTACTTGATAAAAATAAAATAACCTTTTCAGAAATGAAAGGAAATACCAAACATATGATGAATATTTTGAATAATTTCAAAAACGGTTCATTGCAAGTAATATTACTCAATACAAATTTTGCAGGAAGTGGTATTGATATAAGTTTTGCAACAGATGTTATTATATATCATACAATGGGGGTTGCAAAACAACAAGCAATTGGACGAGCACAAAGAGTTGGACGAAATGATGTTTTGAATATTCATTATTTGTGTTATGAACATGAAATTGAAAATATATAAGAATAATTTGATATTTAAATATTAAATATGGATGACAAAAAGGAAGTAGAATCAACACAATCGACTGAACCAATTGTGAAAGAAGAAATCAAGAAGAAAAAAGTAATTATTGGAATCCCTGGTGACAATTTTAGTTCAAAATTTCTTACATCTTGGTCTAATATTCTTATTTCACTTTGGGCATCAAATAAATATGATATTGCTATCTCGACCGGTGTCGGATCATATATTCCACATGTGAGAATGCAAACTCTTGGTCTGGATAGTTCAAGAGGTCGTGACCAGAAGCCATTTAATGGTGATGATTTTGATGTTTGGCTCACAATTGATAGCGATATTATGTTTACTCCTGAACAAGTAATTGAATTGATCGAATCAACAGAAAAACACCCTATTGTAAGTGGAATTTATAGAATGGCGGATCTTCAAAATTTCTCTTGTGCAAAATGCTGTGACGATGATTATTATGCAACAAATGGTTCATATGAACTTCTTTCACTTGAAAAACTTGAAGCTTGGAAAAAAGAAACTGAACTGAAATATATGCCCGTAGACTATACTGGTCTTGGATTTATGGCTTGTAGAAAAGAAGTTTTTGATAAGATGACCTATCCTTATTTTCATACAGAAATGAAAGAAATTAAGAAGGGAGATAAAGTTATTACAAGTTATCAATCCGAAGACTATAATTTCTGTAATAATGTCAAAAAAGCTGGTTTTGAAATTGTTATTAACACAGATATTAGAGTTGGACATATGAAACCACTCATCATTTAAAATTATTTTTCAAATTATTTTTTATTATATCATTCGTTTATAGATGAATAATATAATTAAATTAAAAAACAATGTTACACTATTAATTGTTCCCACCAAAACAAAAAAACTAATTCATTTGTCAACACATTTTGGTTTTGGTTCTTTTTCTGAAAAAGATGAAGAAAATGAATTAACACATTTGAGTGAACATTTTATGGGTCGATTTACATCAAAATTATATGATTCTTATCAAAATATCGAAAATGAAATATCAAAAAGAGGAGGTATTACAAATGCTTATGTTAATAATTATGCAACAGTTGTATATATAAATGGTTTTATAGAAGATTTGAATTATTATGCAGATATAATGAGTAATATGGTATCAAATGTTTTTGTAGAACCTTCATTATTTGAACAAGAAAAAAAAGCTGTTATTCAAGAATTGAAAATAATACAAAATGATCCGAAAATTGATTTTAATATGAAAATATGTAATTATATGATGAAAAATAAACATTTATGCAACATATCAAAATCAATACAGAATATAAAAAAAACAAATATAGATGATATTTACACATTTTTATCAAGAAAAATTCGAGGATCAAATATTATAATATCTTGTTCTTGTCCAAAAGACAAAATATTATATGTTGAAAACATTTTAAAAAAACATTTCGGTAAAATTAATTACAGTGCTGAAAAAAATCACTCATATGATATTCTTTATAAACCGATTTCAAAAAAAGTGATTTGGATCAAAAATAATTCAAAAAACAATGATGTGCAAATTTGTTTATATAATAATGAAAATATTGAAATGTTATCTCCTAAAATGATTGCATTATATTACTTTAAAAAAATCTTTTTTAATTTTGAATCAGGTGTATTTTATAAATCATTAAGAGATAAACTTGGAATTATTTACTATATACATTTCAATATTGATATAGATTTTTATTGTTCAAAAAATTCAACATATAAAATATTCACACAAATTGACAAAAAACATATTCCAACATTTTTGACTGAAATAAAAACGATTTTGTTAAACTTGAATGTGACAAAAAGTGAAGTTCAAAAGGCGAAAAGAAAGTTTTTGATTGAGTATGAATATGACATATTTAAATCCTTGACAAGTGTAAACAAACATATTTTACAATTTTTGAAGAGTGGAAAAAAAGTTGTTTCAAATAAAGAAATAATGAAACAAAAAACAAATATAGATTTTGAAATACTTAAGAAGGAGATATTTGAAATAAGAGATTCCATTTTGAATCATTCAAATTTTTTCTATTATTCTCATAATAATTGTGATAAGATAATCAAAGATTCTATGTTTTAATATATTTAAATATATTAAGTATTTATAGAAAAATGGCTTCATACGAAAATATTAAGCAAAAAATAAATGAGTTCGTGAAATATTTTAAAATAATTGGGATCATATTACTTATTTTAGCAGTTCCATTGATATTCGTTGGACTAGCTTCTCTTGTAGGAATGCCAGAAACATATTTTAAAATATTTCAGTTGGTTGTCTTTGTTGGGGCAGTTATAGGTCTTTATTATGTACAACAAGATATTTCAGTGTTTGTCTCGACAATTTTTGAAAGCGATTATGATACAATATGGTATGGTATTGGATTAATATCTATAAGTGGGTTCTTGATACAACTCATTGTTTCAGTTTGGACGAAGGATTTTTCATTATCACCAGATTTCGTATATCCTATCGTATTGGCAATTATTTATTTGCCAATTTATTTTAGTCTGAAATATGAAAAGGAAAAACTACCAATTATTTTGGGATCATTATGGGGTGGTTTAACATTTATAGCAGGGCTTATTGCATCATTTGAAGCACTACAACCATCAAACCATAATAGTGAATCTGCTTCCTCTGTCCTCGTTGGAATTTTGTATGTCATATTTGCTTATGGTTTTGTTGTTTTCATTGTATTATCCGTATTTTATTTAGTTGATAATATAAATTATGGAATAGATAAATTCAATAATTTCTTAATACTATAAATAATATATTTAAATATTAGATATCATAACCATTAAATGGTTGAAATAAAATTAATTATAATATTCATCTTATTACTAATAATTCTTTTATCGGTTTTTTGTGTGAAATATAAAGAACATTTTTCCTTCGCAGATGAAAGTAGTTCAACATCAGATCAACCACGATACAGACAATGTCAAGTGTATTATAATGATGATTTGACTAATTGTGATTCATTTTATGAATATTATCAAATGAATGAAATTGATTTATATAATATTATACACAATTCAACTAATTCATTGTCAGAAAATCAATTAACAGAAATAACAAGAATATATAATCAAAAAGTGAATGGCGATACACAACATTGTAAACTTGTTTTGAATGGTTGGCAAGAACACCAGACAGGGGATATCAAACGTTATTCTGACTCAATAGATTCAAATTTTCCTCTTCAAAATGAATGTATCTTGGTTGATAACTCATTTAATTTAACATCAAATTCGAGTGTTAATATCGTAGATTCTTCTGATTATCTATATTTTCAAAACTTCAATTATGATAATATTTATGCATCAATATGTGATAATAGTGCAGGACAAAATATCAATTTTCAAAATATAAATGAAAAATATTTTTTAAATTTTGATTGTTATTATAATTTAAATGGTTCTGTAATAACAGTTCAAGATGTCAATTTCAAAAAAACATCAAGTGATGGTTCATCATTGGTAGATGTTACAGATGGTGATAATGCAAAAATACAAAAAGGAATAAATAACTTGTTTGAAAAATATCTTCTTCCTTCTGACAAAACATTGCAATTTAGACCAAAACAATTAAATGTTAGTTCTTACAAATTTTCAAAAAATTTCTGTCAAATTATGAATGGGCATGTAATTGAAAATATACCAAATTTTACTTTACAAGATATTGACTTATCTTTAAGTTGTAATATGCCAATAAATGATATACAATTAAATGACAAGTTTGCTTCTGATCAACAGTACACTTCTGATAAATTAATAGCTTTAATAAATGAAATTAAGGCTGATAAACAAACTGAAATAAATACAATAGTTAAAAATTCATCCGAACTCGAAATTACAACTAATGCAACTACATCAGATTCGGGTGATTCCAACAGTTTACAAAATATCAGAAATATAACTGATAGTGCTCTTAGAAATTATATGGATCAATATGATGAAACATCTAAAGAAGCTTTATCAGAAGCTATTAATAATGAAATAACATCAAACAACGCAAAATTACTAGACACTTATCAAAATTTTATTATCAATATTCAAAATAAATATAATAATGGATATATCAGAAATGATGCATTATATAATGACGATGATATATCAATAGCATCTTTTGATGATTTTCAAAATCTTTTGATGAATAATACGAAACAAGATTCAAATGAGAGGCGAATTATAACATCAACTGGTATAACAGGGGATATTTTTAATGAAAATCAAATAGATAGTAACAAAGTAGTGTGTACAGAAATAGCTGGAAATATTTATATAGATTCTAAATATGTTCAATTTTATATCGAGCCTCATCAAGATATTGAGAAAGAATCGATAGAAGTATTTTTGACTTTTAAGGGCAGTAATGAAAACAGATTATATCAAAAGGTGGCATATAAATACGGGTATCACGATATAGATTCAAGAAATTCAATATATAATATTTCCGAAATTCAAAAAAATATTATTTATGATATGGGACAATTAATAACACCATATAAAGTATCATTCGATTATAACAATCTAAATCAATTAAGTTCTTACAGTCTTTCTGCATCAGAAGATGAAAACTCTTGGGAGATAATAAGTGAATATGATATTACAAATGATAAAAAGAATTTTGAAGTCGATGTGTATAAAAAGATTGATGATTATTTAGATAATCTTTATTGTAGATATAGTTTCGATGCTGACTTTTCAAACAGTGCACCTACAACAAGTACACCTGTAGTAGGAAGCGCTTCTTTTATGACTATTGGTACAACAACAAGAAATATAGTTGATGGAAAATATTTTGATAATATAAATAAAAAAACTGGTACTCATTCATTAATATTCAATAATGGTCAAAACCATTATTTAACAATTCCTCCTACCAACTTTAAAGCATTCACTGGTTTTACAATGTGTGTATGGGTAAGATTTGATACTGTAACTCATTACACAAGAATAATTGATTTTGGACTAGGTCCGATGAAGAAAAATATAATACTATGTAGACAGAGTTATACAAGAAAACTACAGTATTTGATTGCTACTGGTGGAACATGGGTTCAAAACTTGAGTACAGTTAATGATGTAATACAAGAAAAAGAATGGATGCATTTAGTGATAACTAATAGAACTGAAAATAACACACCTATTAGTGAATTATATGTAAATGGAGAAAAACAATCACTCTCACCCGACGGTTACACTGGAGCCATTCCGAACTATACACCAAGTGATTTACAATCACTAAAATGTTATGTTGGTAAATCTCATTGGGGAGAAGGAAATGATCCATTATTTAAAGGAAGAATGGATGATTTTAGAATTTATAAAGAAGCATTGAATCAAGAACAAATATCAAGAATATATCATGGTAACCTTAATATCCGAAAATATCCTGGATTTGTTTTAGGTGATTTCAATGAAGGTACTGGTGGCGGTACTAAACATCCAACAAATCCATTGTTGCATGATTTATTTTATGAGAAAATGAATTATACAATACGATGGAGTAATGATTATGGCTCTTGGAAACCAACACAATATTTCAATTCTGTAAGAAGTGATCATCCAGGTGGACATAACGAACATACATATAACACAAGTACAGGAATTCATTGGGGAAACATGACACTTCCTGGATATAATAATAGCGCGTATAAAGGAGAATGGGTTACATTGGATTGTCCAAATCCAATATATCCTTATAATTTACGAATATATCAAAGAACTAATTGGCATTCGAGAGTTCCCAAAGATTTCAAATTTTTTGGTTATGATGTAGAAAAACAAACTTGGATTGAACTTTTACACGAAACAAATGCAATTTATATCAATAAGAAACATGTTTCTAAACCAATTCTTAGTAATATATCTTTTAAAACATTTGGAATTATGGTAAAACAAATAGGGTATTTAGACTCACAAGGAAAACTTGTTACAAGTAATATTGTGAATTTTGACGAATTAGAAATATATGGAGGATCGAAACCATATGTACGAAATCAAAAACAATATAGATATTTCAAATTAAATTATTCTGCTTCTAGGGCGCCAAATTTGAAGATACATGCTCCTGAAACAGATGTTTACAATGAATATTATATAAATGATATGACAATAAATAGTGGATACTATGGTGTTTATATAAGATGTTTAAGAGATGCTCAATATGCCAATGAACCTATTAATATAAAATATCGTGAAGCATCAGGTAATTATAGACATCCTTTATCATTGAATAGATCTTATTTACCAACAGCATTTAAGAAAAATGAAATTATATCTAAGAGTGCGGAAAATATTTTTGATAAAATGTTATTATTAAATACAACTGATACAACTGATACAACTGATACAACAACAATTTTCAATTACAGTTCTGGTGGTAAAAGAGAATTCACTAATAAAGATAACTTAACAGGAATATCGAATACCAATTTTTTCATTAATTGTCCAACTATGCCATCAGAACCCGAAACAAATCCAAGTTTCAATATAGAAATTAAGAAGTCAAATATGACTTCGATTTATAGGTTTATAAACACTATGAGAGAAAAACAAATTAACGAATTTGACTGTTTAACAACAGATGAAGATTTCAATACAATGAATTCTGTATTCAATACAACATCAAGTATGAGTCAACAACTAATCCAAAATATCTTACAAAAACAGAAAAATGATCAGGATATCGATGCTCTAAATGCTGAAAACTCTAATTATGATAAATTAAAAACACAAATCGAAAATTTTAAACAAATAAATGTTAATAAACAAGAATTTATTTCCAATATTGTAGATAAAAATTTACCATTTGCTAAGTATATCAAGTCTTTGACAAAATACAATGATCAAAGTGGTATTTATATTGAATTAGACACGACAGGTATATAAAGTTTAAGAATAAAACAAATAAGAACAATTAATATCAATGTATTATGAATTTAATATGATAAATGTCATCCCAATTTTTGATAAAAATTTTTCCAAAAAACAGATATTTAATTATCCGAAATACAAAATTATAGATCAAAACAATATTCTCCAATGTTTTATGCCAAAACAGAGTAAAATTAATATTTATGGAAAAATATTTAAATACATAAAAATCGATATTTCAAAATATTTTAGTTTGGTCGATGTGAAAGCTTTATTCTATTATGTTCTTGTAGAAGAAAATTTTGAATTTGACAATGGTATTGATAAAGAAAATTTAGAAAGATTTTGCGAATCTAATAATTATATTATGATAACTTGTCCCGTATTGAAACAAGGAAATGAATTTTATGTTATTTCAAATAACATGCAATATGAAAGAATCTATATATCAAGTAATTCTTTACAAGATGATGAATATATTATAAATAGAATGATATATAATGGCGGTTACTCATTTGGTGACAATATAAATGTTCTTTTGGCATTGTATAACAACAATACAATTTGCAAGCATAAACTTGTTGAAATGATAAATAAGGTAAAAGGAAATATGATACTTCAAAAAACAGATAATATTATATTATTTTTGATGTCATCTTATAAAGTAAAAAACTTAGCTTGTGATTTTTATTCAATATTTCTTATTCAAAACATCAAAACAACTGACACTGATATACTTTCATTATTTGACACATATATATTCAGGAATCAAAGTTTTGTTCAATCTGAAATAAGAAATAAAAAGGTGTTCATCACTAAATCATCATGTATGTATCCGTATTTAAATGAAATACCTTCATTTCATCGATGGTCAAAAGAGAATATGTATATTATTGACATGTATGGACTTTTTGCATCGATAATATATAACGAAACACTTTTCAAGAAATGGCTAGAAGTTCAAGATAAAATATTGAATAATTATAAATTATTGTTTGGTGATAATATGAGTTTATTGATGATACATGTTTTGAATTCTTTAATTATGTTATATATATATGGATATGAAGACATCATATTGAATCAAAAATATATAATTGAAATATGGAGGAATATTATATCTAAGGAATATTCACAAGAAGCATTGAAGTATATTTTAATATATAATAGGGTACCTGATGAATTATTATTGACAATATATGAAATGAATAAGATAAATATTATTGAGAAAAAAATAATGTTAGTATACGATATTGATGTAGACGACTATATATATAAAATGATATCATATAGCGATCTGATCAAATTTTATCAAAAATTGAAGCAAAAAAAAATACAGAATGGACTTCTTTGTATAAATAGATTTTTTTGCAATGAAAATTGTTGTAAAGATATGAATCTTATAGGATCTATTCTTAAGGATTATGTATGTGAAGATCCTACTAGAATTGTTTAATAAGTCTGTATTCTATTGATTTGATATTTTTATTGAGATTGTTGAAGTTTTGTTTTGTTTCTTCTCTCACGATATTTTCGAATAGCATCTGAATTCATATTTGTTTCAGTATCAATGGGACTTTTTTGTTCATCAATTTCTTTTTCAAGTTCGTTGTTTTCTTGTAATTTGTCATCTTTGCTTTCTGTTATAGAATAGCTTTCTTGTAATTTATCATCTTTGCTTTCTGTTATAGAATAGCTTTCTTGTAATTTGTCATCTTTTTCTTTGCTTTCTGTTATAGAATAGCTTTCTTGTAATTTATCATCATCTTTTTCTTTGCTTTCATTTATAGGATAGCTTTCTTGTAATTTATCATCTTTTTCTTTGCTTTCTGTTATAGAATAGCTTTCTTGTAATTTATCATCTTTTTGTTTGCTTTCATTTATAGAATAGCTTTCTTGTAATTTATCATCTTTTTCTTTGCTTTCATTGAAAGAATAGCTTTCTTGTAATTTATCATCTTTTTCTTTGCTTTCATTTATAGAATAGCTTTCTTGTAATTTATCATCTTTTTCTGTACTATTGGTTACAGGAGACAAACTATCAAAATCTTTCTTCTCATTTAAAATAAGGTTTTGTTGTTTAATGTCTTGTTTTTCATTTTTTGATAGATGTTTGTCATTTGAAATAGATATATTTGAGATATTTTTAACAACAGATCTTCTATCTATTTCTTTTTTTTGCGCGAACAAACCAGTGAATAAACCATCTAAAAACCCATCATCTTTTGCTTGAGATACATCTTCATTTAAATAAGAATTATTCATATCTTGAACACTTTTTTGACCGATATCTTGAACATTTGTTTGGTCTTGAACATTTGTTTGGTTGATATCTTGCTGATTTGATCGAAAGAAAAAGTAGTATACAGCGAATCCAATCAAACTCAGAAATAAAATGAACAAAATTGCTATAATTGAAATAAACATTATTTTCAGTTTTGAATGACATTTGAAATTAAAAATATCTGTTATTTTACATTCTGATTCTTTTGTTTTCTCAGCCTTTTTCTCAGCCGTTTTCTCAACCTTTTTCTCAGACTTTTCCTCAACCTTTTCCTCAGACTTTTCTTCAACCTTTTCCTCAGCCTTTTTCTCAGACTTTTCCTCAGACTTTTTTTCAACTTTTTCATCTTCTTCATCGTCTTGAATTTTGTATTTTATATTATATCTGTCAACTGAAGTGCTTGAATAATTGTAGTCATCTAAATCATCATTATCTTCTAAATAATCTTCTTGATCATAATTTGTATCAATATATTCTCCATCTTTTGTTACGACAGGAGGTCGATACTTCAATTCAGGGTCATATATTCTACCATCAGAGTGAATCCAATCTTCTGGAACATCATCGTTAGCAAATGATTCTTGATCTTTCAATAAATTTTGAACAAAAACAAGTTTTTCAAACAATTTCATCTTTAATATATAGTTTGAAAATATTTTATAAAAATAGAAAGAGATGTACAAGAGTCCTCGCAAAAATGTTAAGGTTATTGTATGGAAATCATTGAATCATAAAGATATATACATAATTGATAGTTCAGAAAAACACCAACAAGACCATGAAAACAATATAATAAGAAATGACATATATGACGATGATTCAATGGATATCGCACTTTCAAAAATTGGAATTTATATAACAAATGGTGAAAATTTTCAAATATATGCCTGGAATAAAAATAAACCATTACAATTTTCAATCACATCACCAAAGTGGAAAGGATATAATATTAATCCATTTAAATCTACCGATCAAAATTCTGAAGAATTAAAAGATCCGGTGAATTATGAATATGAAAACAAAAGTTTATTTAAAGAAAAGATAATAAATATTGCTTTTTCCAAAGATGTACCAAAACAAATACATAAATATTATTTTAATACTTCGAATAAATTAACTATCAAACAAAATAATAAAAGAGAGGAATTATTAAAATCAATCGTTAATACACAAGATGAAAATGTTGAAATTTTACCAGAATACTATACAAGAATAAATTATCACAGTCCTTTGCAAAATATTTTTGTTGCTGAAGTTTTTGATAAAATACACACTTCAAAATATATTGATATGATACAATGGGTTGAAGATAATTCCAAAATCTTATATAAATTATCAAAACATAATCGTATAAATAAAGAATTATTCTCTACTATAACAAATATTGACAAAATTAATCAAAATCATGTGATTAATATTTACAGTATGTACAATAAGAAAAGTTATTGTAAAATATCAATTACAAATAATGACTTATTCTTAAATTACATATTGGATGCTCGACAATATAATAAATGGAAAGATATTGAAAAACATTTTCAGAAAATAACTCAAATATTACAAAATATGTTAAAACAAAAACTTAATCTACAAGAAATCGCAGTGAACTGTGGTGTCAAAATGAATATTAATAATTCGTCTTTTAAACTTCTCACAGAAAAAATAAGTAAACAAATTGATATTTTCAATGTGGTAAAGAAAAATAATAAAAATATTGTATGCACATACAAAAGAAGTTCAAACTTTTCTCAAAATATAGAAATATATGAATATATCAGATCAAGATTAAATCTTGGAATAACAAATATTGAAATTGCTGATGAATTGGTTAATTTAGGAATATCTGGTAATACTCTACAAATGGTTAATGATGAAATTGATATAATTCATAAAGGTCTAGAACTAAAAGACAGGGATTCTATAAAAATAAAAGAAAATGGAACAATCGTAGTTATTTCTCCTAGATTTTATGGTTATGATATATCTATCATCAATTCATATAATATTCAAGAAATGAGATATCTTTTGTTTTGGTTATCCAAAATATTATCACAAACAATTGATAAAAAAATAAATAATAAACAAAAAGAAATTCAAAAAGAAAAATCGAAATCGAATTCAAAAGATTCTTCTGTTTCGATTGCATCATCAATATCTTCATTCGAATCAATGGGTGGAAATAACAAAAAGGATAATTATCTTATAACAATGTTACAACAGACTGATAAAGAATTGTTTGGTGAATATTATGCGAGAAATAAATGTCAAAGTCATGTTCAACCAATTGTATTCTCAAAAGATCACAAAGAGTTACTGGAAAGAGAAAATAAAATGATATTTGATAATGTTATTGAATATGGTTCTAGTACAAATAATCTCAATTATTATGCTTGTCCTAAATTATGGTGTCCTCAAAGTAAAGTACCTTTATCAGTAAAAGGTGATCAAAAATGTCCATTAGAAGATGAAGAACCCATTAAAATGTATAAAGATATTGATAAAAATAAGGCAAGTTATGTCAAATTAATAAAACCAAATGATAAAGGAATGTGTGTACCTTGTTGTGGTAAGAATCCAACTACCCAAATTAAGATTAATAATTGTATGTCATTTTTGAATAAAAATCAGAAATTGGAAAATAATATGAAGAATAAACAAGATGATGAGAATTATTTGATAAACCATGTTGCTCCAATAGAAACAGGCAGATATGGGACATTGCCCGAATTTTTACACAATCTTTTATCTTCAGAAGATCATAAAAATTGTTTAGGTTCTTTGAATACCAAAAGCGAATGTTTTATCAGGAAAGGGGTGAACAAATCGTCTAATAATAGCATAATATATGCATTGATGACAATTTTTCAGCTGAAAAATATAAATGATCTTGGAAAGAAAATAAATCTTGATATATCAACTTTTATATCCCTCGATAATGGAAATATTTGTAAGGCTTTTATGAAGTCAGATGATAATGATAGATATGTAAAACAAATGAAAAAGAAACAAATTGAAGTCAATCAAATTAATAACAAAATATATTCGTCAATGATGAGATATATCGACTATATAGTTTCAACAAATATGACTGTAAATAAAGATCCACAATATATTTTACCATTAATATATCATTTATTTCAGGTTAATGTAATTGTATGGGAGAAGACAAATGATATATCGATGTTATGTAACAATCCAACATTTTCAAAAACAAAATTAGATACCAAATTTGCTTTAATTATTAAAGAAGGGAATTATTATGAACCCATTTTGTTGAAGAAGAGAAGTTCTAGTGAAAAGTTTATTTTCAAGTTGGACAATTATCCCAAATTAAAGGATTTGATTAAAAAATGTGATTACACAGAAACAAATAATGAAATATTTAATAATTTATATGAATTAAATAATTGGATTGATAATAATATATCGGGGAATAATGATAAATATAAAATTTCAAGAATATTAATAAACGATGATTTAAGCATTGATAAGGTTTTAACGAGGGGAAATATTTTATTAAAATTTGAAAAAATAGGGAGTTCTTTTATAGATAAAATAGTATCTGATATAAATGTTAAAGAATTCTTATTTGTAAGTAATATAAAAGACATTGAATACAAAATAAATGTATCAAAGAAAGATTTGGAGAAATTTGTAACAAAATGTAAGAATTTGAAAATAACAGTCAATGTGGGAAATGTTTATAAAAATGATGAAAATATGATTCAATTATATTCTAAATTAAAAATAAAAGATATTCCAGATGACTTATCAAATAAGATGATAATACATAATGACGAATTAATAGAATATCATAAGAATATTGAAGAAATCAAAAATCAAACTAAAAAATGGTATGAATTACAAAAATTTGTAGCTAAAAGAGTTATCAAAAATAATAGCAAATCAAGTGTAATTTTTAACAATCATCCTGATAAAGAAATTATACAAATAATCCTTGAAGAAATGCCTGAAGATATTGAAGATATCAAAAAATGGTTGTCAAATACAATTATACAAACAAAATATGACTATTTAAGTTCAGCAATTCAAGATAAGTCTGAATTCATATTTTCACAAAATGCATTGGTGCATAATGGTAAAAAGATATTACCAAAAACTTTATTAAAATATCATAGATCATTGCCAAATATAACAGAGGAAGAACAAAGTATTGAAACTCATAATGTAAATAAAATGATAAAGGATGAAGAAATATCTCGTCCAAAAATATTCGAAGGTTCATTGAAGAAATTGAATACAAAATGGAGTAAGAATAAAAAGGTTTATTGGTCAAATATGGTATACATTGATACAAAATATAATAAAAAAACTATAGAAGAATTTGTAGAATGGTTATCATTATATATAGGAAATAATCAATTGAATTTTAGTACTGTTCAAGAGACATCGCGATCTATATATATGAATATGTTGAATGATAAGAACGCTATGTATGAGATATTTCATGATTCATCGTATTATAATGAGTGGATAAAAAGAAGTAAAAAATACAGTACAATAAACCTTTATATGGAAAAATATTTCAATAAATTAGATATTAAAACAAAACAAAATATAGTAAAAGATATCTTAGAAAAGGGAGACCTATGGTCAACTGATATAGATATATATTCCATATCACAGTTACTTAATATATCAATATTAATATTACAAAGAGCAGTATATGGTGAATTTGATGAACAACATAATAGAGGTGATATAAATGATCTCAAATTATCATCGATATTTTTCAAATCATCTAATATAAACGAAAGACCTTTAATTATTTTCAATAAAGTATGTGATAAAAATCATTGTTCTTATTACTTAGTTGTTGACAAAATGTATCCAAATAATCTTTATATATCATATGATGAAATACCAGATGATATAAAAAAATTAATGAAATTACATATGGATAATTAGATAATTTAGACAATTTGTACATCTTTTTTGATATTGTAACATTTATTTTTATTTCCTAATTTGAAATTGAATGCAATGTCTTCTTCTTCACATATATCATAATGTTCCTCTATTTCTTCTGGAATATTTTCCAGTTCTCTTGGTTTTTTATCTTTGAGTAGACCTACCATAAGTTCTTCGTCCAGAAGTATATCACAATCACCTGTTCCACAAGGAGGTTGTTGTCCTAACATAACATTGGCTGAAACACCATTTACATTATCATATTGTGAGAAAATACTTGCATTAATTAACATATCTGTTGATTCTTCAAATGAGGATTTTGCCAATGGACCAATATCTCCACGATTGATACCGTGTCTGTCAATGGATACAAGACATCCTTTGAAAGTCATAGTATCCATAAGAAGAGAGATGTGTCTATAATTCATAGAACCTTCTCCTGTAACATTTGTCAATTCGTTATATAGAGAATTGCGAGCAGCTTCAATACCTAAAGTTTCTTGGATTTCACGAATATCGTTTGATACAGTTCTAGTTGCATCGACATTAGGATTAGCAAGAATTTCTATAAGATTTGTACCATCAGTATCCAATGCCCATTCTATGACTTTATCGAATTTTTCAGTTTCATAATTGTATTTTTCGTATTTTTTCTTATTCAGTGACACTTTTTTGATACCTTTGTATCCTTTGAGTAACACTTGATATACAATATTATGTTCCATTGCTTTGATCGATGCAAGTTCATCACTGGGATCAATATCTTTCAAAGCATTTTCTGTAAGTTTCATCATAAATATACATTCATCTGCATTATCATCACTGTAAACACAATCTATAAATTTATCATAAGTCATATTTAATCTCGTATAAATATCAATCATACGAAGACCATATGATACCATTTTTTCTTTATTGAATTTCATACGAAGAACCCAAGGAGAACTATTTGCACATTTTCCAGCCAATTCATTCATTTCCATAAATTCTTTATAAATATCAAATAGACCCTTATCATTATCACCTTCGCCATCATCCCAGAAAATCTCACTATATTCTAGGATATCACACAATCTAGTAATCTCTATCGAGTTTTTAACATTCATAGAAATATTTTTAGCCTGTTCAACTCTTTCATCAAGAACTTCAATTCCATCATCTCCCATAACGGGATTGATAACAGTTGCAATATCATTTTTCAAATAAATATTTAATGTAGGTGTTTTTGTTTTCTTAGTAGCACTGAGAATTTCTTTCAATCTAGGAACACCAGATGTAGCTTTTACAGCAGCTTCTGTTCCTGAAACATGAAATGAATCCAGAGTCATCTGTGTTCCCATTTCACCAATGGTTTGTGCAGCGACAATACCAACCATTTCACCAGGTTGTGCAATAGCTTCCAAGAAATGTTGTTCTATTTTGAGAACAATCCAGTCAAATATTTCCTTTGAAAAATGATATTCTACAATCAGTCTCTTTGGTGCTAGATGAAGACGAAGCAAAATTTGAAAGAATCGCATACCTTGATCGTGTTCTTTGATATAGTGTTTTTGAATTAAATTTTCAATATTGTCCATGATATAATCAGGTGTTAAATCAGTTTTGATAGCTTTAACACCAAGTGATTTCATTTTTTCGATTGCGTTATTTATAATTCTGTAAAATGGAATAGGATATTTAATTGTTGTATTTTTGAGACCATTGTAGACATTATCGATAATAAACATTTTATCTTGAACAATCTTATCAAAATATTCAGAACATCTTTTATAAGTATTAGCATTGACTTCTTTAAAGGCTTTTGAAATCATGTAATTATTTAGTTTATCATTTTTGGTCAAATTGTATTTTTGTTCCATTTCAATCGAATTCATTTCAATAAATGGAACAAATTGAGATTCTATTTTACAACCATCCATACCATCTTCACCATAGATATATTGAATAATGGAACCTTTAGCATTACGAACTGTATTATCATAATGAATTTTAACATCTTCCATTGCTTTTACCAATCTTCTTTGAATATATCCAGTTTCTGAAGTTTTTACAGCAGTATCGATAAGACCTTCGCGACCACCCATAGCGTGAAAGAATACTTCTTGTGGTGAAAGACCGTCGATAAAACTATTTTCTACAAATCCTCTTGCATCGGGACCATCGTCATATTTTGTAAAATGAGGTAATGTTCTATCCGTGAATCCATATCCAATTCTTTTACCATCGACATTTTGTTGACCAACACAAGCAACAATTTGAGCAACATTAGTTTCTTTGCCCTTGGAACCACTTTTAACCATATTAATCATTCTATTTGATTTTTCATCAATTTGTGAAAGACCAATTTTACCAACTTTATTGGTAGTTTGATTGAGAATACCAATAATTTCTCTTTCTGTAAAATTGACATTATTGAAAATACTATTATTATCTACCATTCCTCTTCTAACATCATCCAGACGATCATATGCCTTCTTTTTCATAACACGAATTGTTTGTTTTAATTCTTCATTTGTTTTTTCACTTGTAATAAGATCACTAATTCCAACACTGAAACCAGATGAAAGCAACCATCTACAAATAAGTCTTTGAGTATTATCAAGAAATTTACGAACTTCGAAAGGACCATAATCGTGATAAATAACAGGTATTAAACCAGATGTAATACCGTGAAATACAGTTTTATCAAGAGTTCCACTTTCAACTTTACTATTTTTAATTATGAATTTTTCATCTGCTTTATTTTTTCTAACAATATTAAGATTTGGTGGCAATACAAATGAATAAGCATCTTTTCCAGTATATTCAAAGTTTTTGTTAGGTTTTTCCAATTTTCCTGAAAAATAGCTATTAACCATTTGAAGATTTGCCATTGTTTTATCGTCAATTGTTGTCCAATCTTTTGTCAAACGAAATGATCCCAAAAGTGTGTCTTGAACAACTTCAATAATTGGTTTACCATCTCTTGGAGCTAAAATCATATATGGGACAGCTGTAATATCCATTAATTCACTCATAGTTTGAATATTTTGAGGACAATGAAGATTCATTTCATCACCATCGAAATCTGCATTATATGGAGGAGTGTCTAGAACATTTAAACGAAATGTTTGATATGGCATAACAATAACTTTATGACACATCATACTCATTTTATGGAGAGATGGTTGACGATTAAATAGAATATAATCACCATCTGTAAGATGTCTATGTACCACATCACCGACCTTCAACTCTTTAATAATTTTTTCAATTTCATTTTGAGCATATTTAAGATTTATAGTTACCATGTCTTTTGATTTTTTGACATATTTTGCACCAGGCCAAGTGTCTGGCCCATTTTTGATAAGTTGTTTGATATGGTCCATATTTTCTTTATTAACAACCTCTGGAAATGTAATGTTAATAGCAATTTTGATAGGAACACCTAGTTCATCTATACTAATATATGGATCTGGTGTAATAACAGTTCTAGCAGACTGATCAACGCGTTTGCCATTTAGATTGCCTCTGATACGACCTTCTTTTTTCTTCATACGATCTGAAACAGATTTGAGTTTTCTTCCATTTCGTTGTTGAGATGGTGCCAGACCAGATATTTGATTATCAAGTAGTGTAAATACATGATATTGTAACACAAGAGTGATAATACGAATTGTTTCTTCCGATGATCCTTTTTTAATACGATCTAGGATATTGTTATTTGTTTTAATAATTTCACTTAATTTATGTGTCAAATCATCCTCTCTTCTCTGACCATTTTCTTCAATAATACTGGGTCTGACAGCTGGAGGAGGAACTGGGAGCACCGTAGTTATCATCCATTCAGGACGATTCCATTGAGGATTAAATCCCATAATTTCCATATCTTCTTCTGAAATTCTTTTGAAAATTCTGAGAATATCTTCAGCTGTAAATTCAGTTGTGTTCTTTTCGGTTCCATCTTTCCATTCTGCAATAATTTTCATAGGACCATCTTTATTATATTTAGACGGTTGTTTTGCATTACATCCAACTGTTCCATCGTCGCCACAACATTTCACTTTATTAGTTAGATTACATAATTTGAAATATGCATTCCATCTCATTTGATTGTCTTTGATAGCCATAATTTTTTGCATATCTTGTTGCAAATCATTATTCGTCGTTTGGGGAGAAACAAGAAGTTTAGAACATCTGTAACAAACACATTTCAATATTTTTCTGGTAATATCGAAGAACATTGCGTGAAATACAGGTCTTGCTAAAACAATGTGCCCGAAATGTCCTGGACAAAATGTATTTTTTTGTTCACAAGTACTACATAATTTGTTATGTTCAAGAACACCCATTCGTGAATCAAATAAACCACCAACAATTGGTTCATTACAATTATAAGTATCTGTGCGATTAATTTCTACAACAGATCTAGAAATAATTTCTTCTGGACCCATTACACTGAATTGAATACCTTTTACATCTTGTATTTCAACCTTTTGATCTGCGTAAGACAGTTCAGGATATATTGACATATCTCTTAATTATATAGTTATTTTTATATATAATAAAATCATTTTTTTATTATTAGCTATATCTTGATGAATAAATATTGATGTTATTTTATGTAAAAGATTCAAGTCATTTCAATATAATGTTTCTATCTAGAAAAGAAATAAGAGTACAGTTCACATATTTACATATTTTCAAGAAAAAAGAAATAATTGTCAAAATCAGTTAGACCATATTTTCTATCTTTTCAAAACCAAATTTTACCATATCTTGATCAAATTTTATTGAATCTTCAAAAGTTATTTTTGTTTTAAAACGATTTTTATATTTCATTAAAATATTATACTTACTTAAATCTTTTTTCTTATCAACATATTTCAATAAATGATCTATGAAATACAATATTGATTTTTTTGTCTTTTCAAAACAATTATTTAATTGACATTGTACTGCATTCTGTTTTTCCTCAGTTTTATCCATTTTTTGTTTTATCGCAACAAGTTTTTTACGAAACTCTTGTTCTTTTATTTTATTATTAAAAAAAAGCAATCTAGCATTATTCAAATCATTTTGAAACTTTGCCTTTTTTTTATCATACATTTCTTGTTCTTTTGAACATTTTTGTAAATAACAATTAATCATCTTTTCTACTTTGACATATGCCATTTGTTGATCTGACAACTTCTTCATTATTATTCTAATATTCCTCGATATTATTTTGTAGATATCTAGATGGACTTGAGGAAAAAGAGTACATTTCTATAAAAATATTAAAGTTTTCAAAAAGTTTATAAAAAATCTAAAAATAATAATGAAATGTACTCAAAATATCTCAAATCTTGTATCCTAAATATTTTAAGTAAAGATATAATATTAAAAAAAATTAGTGCATAAATATATAAACAAATTGGAATTCAAAAGTCAAAAACCAATAGAATAAAAAGAAAGGTACTACTTGAAAAAGTTGTATTATTAGAAACTAAAATACTTACTATTGATTAGACTACATTATTAGTATCATCACATAGTGGAGTATTTGCTTTCTGTCTATTTCTCTATCTCTCTTGTGTCTTTCTTCTATTCTAATTTTTCAGGATAAATGCCTTGTAATGAAAAAGAGTACATTTCTATAAAAATTCTCAAAAAATTATAAACTTTTTAAAAAATCTAAAAATAATAGTGAAATGTACTCTTTTTTATAAAGAGCCTCAAAACTTATTTAGTTGGTTTTACACCAAGAAATGTCATCATTTTGTTATAAAAGTTTTTTTGAAAGTTTTCAATAGTACAATTCTCATATTTTTGAATTACAGAGACATCAACTCTCATCGATGATGCTAATTGTTTTTGTTTCAACCCTTTTGCAGCACGAGCTTGTTGAAGAGCTTGTGCTTGTTCTCTTGTCATTTTATTTAAAATAGGTATATCATCTTCATTTAGCTTTTTAAATTCTTTAGTCCCAGCAGGATTTTGATGGGTTTGTTTAGAAATTTGTGCAATTTTTGAAGATCTTATCACAACAGGATCCCAGTCTTGGTGTGAATATCCTGACATCTTATATATTATTTTAAAATAAGATTATATCTTATATATTTTGATCTAAGGTTTATAATTATTATATTTGACAATAAGAAATGTTTTTACACTGTATCTTTTTGAAAAATTTATCACCAGACTTATGTTGGAAACAAAATAAAACTTATACACATTATTGTAGATGTTATACATTTACTCAAAAATTATGAGAGTACATTTCACATGAAAATCTTGAAAAATATAAACCTTCATGAAAATATAAAAATAATAATGTAAATGTACTCTTTTTTAATAATTGGATGTATTTGAAATCTCTATTTGCGACAACTCATTTTCTAATTCATCAATGCGTGTTAATAAAGCCATATTTTTTTGTTCAAGAGTATTAATTTTACGATTTAATATTTGCGTAGCACAAACATTTAGGGTAAAAAGATAAGATTTATCCAATGTAACCATATCATCAACTTTTGTGCCATAAACGAATATTTTGGAAGTATTACCTACAAAATCATCTATGTTTCTAACTTGCATACCATAACCACCTGTCTCTAATTCTTTTAGAACAAAGTCTCTATATAAAGAATCTTTATTTTGATTTATTAATTTAACCGAATTAGTACCACTTGATAAACCAAGTGTTGATATATCAATATTTTCCGGAATTGTTATAATATCATTTGCATATTCGCAAATATCATAAATATTAGGGATATAATTTGATATAGTATTTGTAGCTTCCGGGAACACATCTCTTACTTGTTGTGATATAAATCCATAAACATCATTATTACCTTTATTTAAATGATCTATATATTTGTATGTTTTTGGTTGTAATCCGAGAATTTTTTGAAGAGCTTGTTCGTCATCAATATCTTTAATTTCTTTTTTGACCCTTTCATCTGAAGTATAAACAACAGTTGATTCATCAAACCAAATATTCTTTTTAGTATTCAAACAATATGAAGTAAACAATGTAGGATCATGTTTCCATCTTATTATTACTATACCGCTACCGCCGTTGCCACCTCTTTGTCCTACAGAAACTGATACAGGATTTTGAGTACTAGCCCCTCCTCCACCTGATCCACTCCCTGGTATAGCATCGTTTCCATCAAATCCTGCAAATTGTGAGCTATTGGGATATACAGTTGCACCATATCCCCCACCTGTTCCGGCTCTATGGGATGCATTTCCGCCAAAATATGTATTTCCCGAATACTTTATAGCACCTCCTCCTCCTCCCCCGCCATAACCTAAAGATGTTCCTGTTATGCTATTGTTTATCCCGATACCACCAGTTCCCCCTCCATTTGTATCAGCATTCCCTCCTCTACCCCCATACCCTCCACCGCCACCTCCTAGATACCAAGTACCACCAGATCCACCCTCATATCCTGTGTATGTAGATGGTGATGTAGTATATGATATGATAGGAAGACCACCGCTACCATTATTATCAACATTAGTTCCACACCCGCCACCCCCGGAAGCACCGTTTAATCCATTTTCTATACTACCACCCTTACCTTGCGCTCCTCCTCCACCACCTTCTGCTATAATTGTAATTGAATTATATGTTATAGTTGTTGGGGAACCATTAGTACCATCGAAAGCATTAGTTGACGTTCCTGCAGCACCTCCATCTCCACCCGCACCTATTGATATTGATATATCGGTGCTTTTGGGGAAAGTTATTTGCTCAAGATATTTGACCTGACCCCCTCCTCCTCCACCTCCTCCTCTCCAAAAAGTACCACCACCACCGCCACCTCCACCGACGACTAATACATCACATACAACATCTTTGCTGAAAGATATTTTTGCATCGGATTTAAATTCGATATAATCATATTTGATATTATTCTCGGAAATATATGAATAATATATACCTTTATTATGTTTTTTCCATCTGATTATTACTATACCACTACCGCCATCTCCTGCAGTAGTATTTTCTGTATGACCACCACCACCTCCCCCCCCACCAGTCCCACTCATTCCATTTGACGATGCTTGATATCTTGTTGCTCCATTACCACCTCCTTCAGTTCCTACTATTTGTGTTGCAATATCCCAAGTTCCACCTCCACCTCCTCCACCATATCCCTGCGATGCACCTACTATATCTATATTTACTCCAACACCTCCTGAACCTCCTTGTGAAGAAGTTCCATTTCCTCCATTTTTATTTGCTACATTTGCACCACCTCCTCCTCCACCACCTGTTCTTCCTGAATATGCATTACCTCCTGGCCCACCATCACCAGTAGATAAACCTCCTGTATAACTTCCTCCGTGCCCACCGCCACCACCGCCACCAACTCCAATTGCACCTTTTATATATTTTCCTCCACCACCGCCACCACCTCCCGCTGTGAGAACAGTCGTTGCATCATAGTCTTGTACAATTGATGATGTACCACCGTTTCCTCCATAAGTATTATCACTTGTTCCAGCACTTCCTCCTGAACCAATATTTATCATATATGTACCTGTTGTAAATGAATAGGCTTCGCCAGTTTTAAAAGAAGTTATTTCATCAGTATAATATTTTACTTGACCACCACCACCACCGCCACCACCATTATGACCACCACCACCACCTCCACCAACAACCAATACATCACATTTGATATCTTCGTGGAAAAATATGGTACCATCAGTTTTAAATTCTGCATATTCAAACTCTTCTGTTTCATTTCGTGTAACATTATCACCAGATGTACTAACTATATTGTCAATATACCCATTAATTTTATGTCTCACAACAGTATCAGTATCTACAACTAACAACTCTTTTTCCTTTTCTTTTTTCCATCGGATTATCACAACTCCGCTACCGCCTGCGCCTGAAATTCTATTATCGTATGAATTGTTATTATATCCTCCTCCGCCACCCCCACTACCTGTTCCATCTACTCCGTCAGTAGCTGATACGATTGATACAGATGTAGATGAAAGTTTATTATTTGCACCATTTCCACCAATTCCCGCACCTCCTAAGCCATATCCTGTATCTCTATTGGTTCCACCACCTCCTCCAGCAGCATAATATTTTACAGAACCTGTAATTGTATTTTGAATACCATTATATCCATTATGTCCATCTGGAGTTGTAGTTCCAACGGTTCCCATTCCTCCTCCTCCTGAACCTCTATACTGGTCAGCATCATCTATGGTACCACCAACGGTTGTTCTACCATCATTTCCCCCTGATATATAAGACACACCATTCCAATATGTATTTCCTTGTATTGAATTTCCACCATTTGTTACAATGTTATAATCGTCACCAGAACCTCCACCAGACCCACCATTGTTGCCTTGTCTTGTAGATAGATAAGAACCACCTCCACCTCCCCCTAATGCTAATAATGTAATATTATCCATTACAACATATTCATCTGTTGATGTTAATTTAATTGAACTATTTTCACCATTATTACCAACTTGAGATCCCGTACTACCATATTGCTTAGCACCTCCTTTACCAACATTAATAGTATATTCACCTTTATGTAAAATATTATTAACAACATAAACAACACCTCCTGCTCCACCACCGCCGCCAATATGAGTTCCACCTGATCCACCACCGCCGACGACTAATACATCACATACAACATTTTGACTGAAAGATATTTTTCCATTTTCTGTAAATTCAACATATTCATATTCTTCATCATCATATTTGATGACATTTTCAGAATAAGCTGGGTTGTGTATTTCGGCATTATTTCCTAATTGCATAGATGGTGATGAGTAATGGGGTTTTATGTTACTTGTTGATATGGTATCAACATATACATCACCTTGAGATAATTCAATTTCATTGTCAAAAAATCTAGTATTTCTATTTGAAATAAATATATCATTTGTATTCCATTTAATTTTTTTGAGACCAACTGAATTATCTGATTCATTATAAATAAAATCTTCAGAAAATGTCAATTTACCTTGTATATTATTTAAATCATTTTCAGTAATAACTCTTTGTTTATATAATAATTCAGGATCCTTCCATTTTATTGCAACAATACCATCATTGCCACTTTCCCCAATCTCATTAACAATCCCCCCATTTCCACCAGATCCATAATAACCATCTATAATAAATTCTTTTTTCCAACGAATGATTACAATACCACTACCACCGTTACCACCTGTTGCAGTTTTTCCAGATCCTCCACCACTACCTGTATTTTCTACACCATCGCCGCCATTTTGTCCTTCGGTATTAGTAGCATTTCCTCCGACTGTTACATATACACCATATAACATTGCACCTCCTGCTCTTCCTGGTGAACCATATGATGGCCAAGTACCTCCCGCCCCACCTCCTCCATAGATTTTTTTAGACCCTGTTATACCTATAATTAAACCATCACCACCATCTCCTCCATTTTTATTTACAGGATCTTTACCAATTGAACCTATACCACCACCCCCTCCTCCTGAAAGAAATTGACCAGAATAATTATTTACACCAGATCCACCATTAAAACCAATACCATTTCCAGTAGCTTTACCCCCTGCGTATATTCTCGACCCAGTATTATTTCCATCCCATCCGTTTCCTCCACCACCACATCCACCATCACTACCTATTTGACCCCCTCCTCCCCCTCCACCTCCTCCCCCATCGACTGAAATAGCAAAACTTTCATTACTTATTTTAGATATTGTTCCATTACTTGCAGAAACAGAAGAAGTACCACCATTACCACCTTGCCCAACTGTAACATAATAATGTCCATTTAATTTATGTTTTTCTAATCTATATGCCCCTGCACCACCTCCTCCACTATGGTTATATCCACCACCTCCACCACCTCCTATCATAAAAATATCACAATCAACATCTTTATTGAAAATTATTTCACCATCTGATTTAAATTCAGCATATTCGTATTCAGAATACTGTCTGTTTTCAACATTTACCCCTGACACATCAACCAAATCAACTAAATTTAAAATGGGTTTATACTTCTTCCATCTGATTACAAATAATCCACTTCCACCCGAACCTCCTAAATTATTACCATCTCCTCCCCCTCCTCCTCCAGAACCAGTATTTGCAATACCATTACCACCGACATTATTAGGTTGTGGTGTGACATAAGTGGTGTCTCCACCTATTCCACCACCACCTTTACCACCTATTCCAGTAGTTGCATTTCCCCATTTACCTCCTCCACCACCGCCTGCCAAATAATAATTACCGGTACCATCATTAACTCCTAAATTATTTGTGGCAAGATCAAAAGCATTATTTAAATTGATTCCATTAACTATATACACACCGTCTCCACCTTTTCCAGATGTTCCTGTATTCAATCCTCCTGTAGCTGTTTGTCCAATTGTACCAGCACCACCACCTCCTCCACCGTGTCCTGCTCCACTAGAATTCACAAAATTCCCTCCATCATTTCCCAATGCTATGCCTGATATTCCAAATAAAACAGGACTATATGCAATAGCATTTCCATTAACATACTGTGTTGCATAAGCATCTCCTCCTGCTCCCGAACCACCGTCTTCACCACCGTCATTTCTACCAGCACCTCCACCACCTTCAGCATAGCATAAAATTGTATCACTTAATTTAAATTCTGTATTACCGCCTTTATTACCAGGTTTATCACCGTCTGTTGAACAAATACCTCCCTTGCCAATATTAATAGTATAAGTTTCTGCTGATATATTCACATCGGTAACTAAAATTAATTTACCAGCACCACCTCCACCACCATGTACTGCAGAACCCGAACCACCGCCGCCTACCATAAGAATGTCGCATACAGTGTCTTTAGGGAATGTTATAGTACCATCCGCTGTAAATTGTGCATATTCATAAATCACATTATTTTCTGTTGCAAAAGATCCATTATTATATGTGCCTCTTAATATCGGTGTATAATCTTGTTCGGTTACATCAAAATTTTTGCCAGGAAGTGCAAACGATTGATCTGGTAAAAAATTATTTGATGAATTTGATTGAATATAATTATTTATATAGACTGATGTGCCATATAATTCCACATCATTAAATACCATCGCACCATTTCCGCCCACGATTGATAATATAGAAAATTTATATTCTCTATAATATTGGTCATTGCTCACACTTGATTTTGTATTTTTTAATGTACTATCAGCGACATCAGTTGTTCCTATTGTAGTATTATTATCTATTAAAACATATTCGCCATTTTCATTAAGACCAAATACACTATAACTATCTGGATTTCCACCAATTTGTTCATCATAAATAAATGATATCTCTTTCAATATAATTGCATAAGGTAATTTGATATAGAATACACTTCCGGGATAATCTGTAAATTCGGGGGTATTTTCAACATTACTAATATCATAAGTAGTTCCATTGTAGACATTGGTTCTTCCATAATCATTATTATAAATATATTCATACACCCCATTGCCATAAGATCCATTCAACACTTCTATAGTTTGTAACTCAGAAGATGTTAAATTTTCTAATGAAGTAGGAGGATATTTCAATAATTTACCAATATAATCATCAGATGATGTAAGACCTGCATTACCACCTCTTGAAATTTCCCCAAATGCATATGATGTGCCGCCTTTTTGATATAATGATGCTATACCTCCTTTGCCGACAGTGACATCATATGTAACATTTTTTTGAAGATTTAAATTAACAATTTTAATTTCCCCACCTTCTCCACCATATCCATTATTACCTCCACCTGACCCTCCACCACCTACCATAAATACATCAACATTAATGTCGACAGGAAAGGTAATATAATTATGTCCTTCTGTTTGTGTAAAAGAATACATGTATGAATCTTGATTTACAATGACGTCATTTAATTCTATGTTTGAATTATTTGAAACAATCGTTGGTTGAAAATCTTGTATATTTTGCACATATATTTCATCATTATAAACATTGATATTTGAATATGATAAATACGAAACATTATTAGAATCTATATTGCAAGTCCAAGGACTATATATTTCTGTCGTGGCTGCAACAGATATTGTACCAGTATATGATAAATTTGATGAATCGAAATTTAATCCATTCTCACTATTAACGACAATATTGTCAATATATATAGAAGTGTCGGGTATCACACTTGTAACATAATTTGAAATATTTGTATCAAAATTTTCAAGGGATGTGATAACATTATTTGAAGAATTTATTATTTTTTCATAAATATCATTAAATTGTTGTTGTATATTACAAGTAGTATCCCCTAAGATAAGTTGTAGATTACTCGTATCCAGGGGAGTTGTTGTTATTTTACCAGTGTCGGTACTAATCAAAACTTCATTTGAATTAAAGTTGCTACTTGCTTGCAATAGAGAAGTTGCTGCCCCAATTATAGTATCTTGTTTTTCAGAATTACTATCATACACATAGATGACATCTGTGTCATTTGATACCTTTACTATTGTATCTTCAAATATTTGAATTTCGCCATTATTATGTAGATAATTTGAATTGATAAGATTAGTCTCACCAATTATAATATCTGATTCTTGCAAATTTTTATTCCAAGGTTTAAGATTTGCTTTAAGAGAAAGTACTTTATTATCAGCATCATAATTAAAATCATTATTATTGAAAATAATTTCATCTTGCTTTTGATTTGTCAAATAATCTGTAACAAGAAGTGATAGATTAGAAGCATTTTCTTTATTAGTGTTAGTAAGTTGAGATGATTCTGTAATTACACTGTTTGTCTTTTGATCGAAAACACTTTTCAAATCACTACAATATTTTTGTATGTTTGCCAAAGACGAATCTGACCCTGTTGTATCAATCTTATCACCAATATCATCAATTTGTTGTTGAATATTTGTTTGCAAGTTGCTTAAATTTAATAAATCTTGTGAAGATACATTGTTTATTGTGCCTGAAAATTTGATATCACCTTGTATATCAAGTTCGGTAGTAGGAGCATCATTTGAAATACCAACAAAACCAGAAGAAGTTATCTTCATTTTGTTTTCATTTTGAACATTGACATTGAGAATATCGCCTTTATTTGTTACATCGTGTGAAATATTAAGTGCTGGACCAGATAATGAATCACTCATTATACCAAGACTAGTACCATCTATAATTTCTGTTTTGACATTATAATTATTTCCAATTTTATTAAGATTTGAAACATTCAAAGACCAAGCTTGAACAGTAAGATCACCTTTAATAACATTGTTTTCAATAAATTTTATATTTTGAGTACTGTTGAAATCATCAAGTGTTATATTGTTATAGTTTTGAAATGAAAAATTTGAAAAATTTTGGATATTTGTTTGTAAAGTAGTTGATAAATTATTTATATCATTTAAGATGTAATTTGAAATATTTTGAATATCAGTCTTTGTATTATCGATTGAAGTCTGTAAGTCACTTGTCAAATTATTTATATTTTGAAGTTCATCAATTGTAATTTCTGATACATTTTGAATACCTTTTTCATCAGAAATACAAATACTATTGGGTGTGAAAATACCAACTGATTTTAATTCGTCGGTATATTTTTGTAATTCTCTAACATCGCGTGGTTTGAGCTTTTGTCGTCTTCCCATAAGTATTTTTATAGATACTTACTATTAACTCAAAAGAATAAAAAAAGAAGTGTTTAATTTTAATTATTAGAACTGAAAAATGATTTTATATTTTCTATTCTATTTTCTAATTGTTCTACATACGATTGTAGTGTGGTATTTTGATTTTCCAGAACATCTACTTTACGACTCAAAGCTTGTGTAGCACAAGCATTTAATGTGTAAATATATGATTTGTCAATTGTTGTCAAATCCTGCACCTCTGTACCATAAACAAATACTTTCGGAACTGCAATATCTTGTTTAAGCACTAAAACATTTCCATATTCGTTACTAGACAAATAATAATCAACTAACATTTCGTCGTATACAACATCATCTTGATCATTGCTAATAATAATATGTTCAATAGTTTCAGGTTCAGTAACAGTAGGTTCTGGTTCAGTTGTAGTTGCTTCAGGATCTGTTGTTGTAGGTTCTGGTTCAGTTGTAGTTGCTTCAGGATCTGTTGTTGTAGGTTCTGGTTCAGTAGCATTTGCTTCAGGCTCTGTTGTAGTTGCTTCGGGTTCAGTAGTAGTCGGTTCAGGATCTGTTGCAGTAGGTTCAGATTCCATAGTAGGTTCGTTTGTTATAACATCTGTAGATTGATTTGGTTGTATATAATCATTTGTTATAATCAGAGACCGATTTCGAACAAGTTTAATTTTATTTGATACATAATTACTGCTATTGTTTGCTTCATTATTATATAATATATTCAATTTATCAGTATCAAAATCGTAAGGTAATATGATACAATTGTTACTAGATACATATTGACATTCTTGATAAATATTTGGTATAAATCTTGATGTTTTACTTGTAGCTTCGGGAAATACTTCTTCTATTTGTTGTGAAATAAATCCATAAATCTTCTGATCATTTTTCTTGGCATTATTAACATCATCTATATATTTATATGTTTTTGGTTCGATACTTAATATTTTTTGTAAAGCACTATCATCGTCAATATCTTGAATATCTTTTTTGACTCTCTCATCAGAAGTCCAAATAATATTAGCTCCGTCTACCCATAGATCTTTTTGAAGTTTTAGAGAATATTCGTCGTCATTATTATATATTGAAAGATTTGATCCAATATTGATAACATCACTATTTAATGATGAAATATTTTTAGTAATTAATGTATCAGTTTGCAAAGAACCACCGCGATTGTCTAATTTTACTTCTACAGTAGGTAAATATGTAGTATGATATATTTTCTTGACCTCATCAGGAGTCAGTGCACGATTGTAAATGCGAAGGTCATCAAGTTTGCCATTGAAAACGTTTGCAGAAGTCCTGAAGTCTATTCTGTCTCCAATTATTAATTCTGTTCCTAAATTTAAAATAATTCCTGTAACATTAAGTTCAAGAACATTATTACGATAAATTTGTTTTATTCCACTTATTCCATCATATGAAAATACTAAATGAACCCAATTATCTGCATCATTAAATGTATTAAGAGTTGCGGCATTATCAAATGTATTGAACATGATATTGTTTGTAGAAGAATAATTAATATACATCATTTTTCCCATGCTTCTTACACTGCCTAAACTCATTATATAATCTGCTTTATTATTTACTGATTTTTTACACCAAAATGAAATAGTAAATGAACTATTGTTGGAAATATCAATATTCGTGCTAAAATATTGTGGTGGATTCAGAAGATTTGGAAATTGAACACTATTTGTTCCTACGACACTATCATCAACAAAAGATGTTCCTATACCACCTGTCAAATCCTTACCATTACCTGAACTATCTGTAAAATCTCCATCGAACTTGTACCAGGCCAGCATATCAGTTGTATCATTTATGTAATCGAAATCTATATATTGAAATTTATGACTAAAATATAACATCTTGATTTCTTCTGCTGTTAATTCACGATTGTAAAGTCTAAAATCATCAAGCTTTGTACCATTGTTTAGGAAATATAGAGGATTGTCAGTTTCATTGGAACCAGCACCTATTCTTAAATTTCTTGCCCCATATAATACATTACCTAATGTAATCGTTTCTTGGCTGAAAAGATTTCCATTTAAATAAAATTTAACGACATTATTGGTCATAATAAATAACCAATGTTGAAATTGAATTTCATCTTTTATATAATAACCTGTTCTCCAACTTTTCCAACCGCCCGAAGTACCATACCAGAACAGTAATTCATCTTGATTGCCGAACGATAAGTTACTGTTTATATATATAGTCCATCCTGGATAATTAACAACACCCTTTCTCGCCGATGCAATTGTTTGTAAGCTTCCAGAAATTGTTTTTGTTAAATTACCTACCCAAACTGAAATAGTCATTTGTTGTGGTGTGAAATATGTATCGTCTCCATTTGGGTTTTCGTACTGTAAATATGAAGAACCATTGAAATGTATTGAATTATTTTCAGTAATTTTGATGGTTCTGTCATAAGATATTGAACTATGAGATGGAATGAGAGGTTGTAACATGTCATTGTTCAAATATTCTTTCCCATATAATTCTAATTCAGCGAATCCGCAATCTCCTAATCCATCAGTACCTGCATTGGTTCTCGTGACAGTTATCGCAAAATGCTTATATTTCTGTGTTGGTACAACTTTTTCTGATGTATGAACTCTATCCGCATCTGTACTATATGTTGCTTCTACAGTCTTATTTACAATAAGTTGTGTCCATGTATTGCCATCATTGCTACCATATATTACATAAAATACAGGATTTCTATGAGACCACCCTGTTATACGTCTTTCATATATTTGAACATATGATAGGTAAATAGCTTTATCTAATTCTATCTTAACCCATTCGCCATAATTATCAGAATCGTCGCCAATATATGATGATGTATCTATAGCATCGCCAGCAACAGAACCATCAGGAATCGTGTCACCTTGTTTATAATATTTGTTATTTGCAGTAATCCATCCTACATCAGCTCGGTCACCATTAAATAATTGATGTCCTCTGTAATTTGCAGTCGCCTCTTCAGAACTCCATTGAACGATATGATTTTGGGATGTGTATGGACTTGCTGTTGTGGCAGCTGTGAGATTTACATCAGGGTATTTCTGAACAAAATCATCATATTGGTCATCCCATAACAACATATCTGAAGTATCTTTAACAAAATTGTAATTTTTGTCAAACATATACAAGTAATTACCTTTCGCTAAAGTAAAAACTTCATCTGGCGTCAACGTGCGATTGTATACCCTAAAATCTCTTAAAGTTATTTGGTTGTCATTATTGAATTCATTCGACCAATTTGCTTTACCTAAATATGAATGCGTATATGTATTTGTAGCAGGATAAACATGAACAGCATTATATATTTGAATGCCATTTTTGTGTATTATCCAAGTTCCATCTTTTTTGATAACCCATGAAATATGAATAAAATCACCGTCTGTTACATGTCCTATATTAATAGAAAGTTGATTAGCATCTATAATAAAATACATGGCTGAAATTCCATTACGACATATTTTAATCGAATTTGCATGAGATTGTATATTAGTCGTTACGCTAAAATCAAATAATCTACCAGTAAGTTGATAATTATCAAATCTATACCAAAATGATATACAAATATCATTATCAAAATCTATAATATTATCAGGAAGTTTCAAATAATTGTCTTTTGTAATTGATAAACTTGTTTCAAATAATACAGGACTTCCAATGACAGTTGCAGATTTATCATTTCCAGAACTATCTATTTCTCCATTTGCCCCATCAAATTTATACCATACATACATATCAGTTGTATCGTATATAAATTTTTGGTTTTTGAAAATTGTTGTTGTTTTTATGCTTTTATCGATTGTGCCATAGAATTCAATGTTGCTTATTTTGAGTTCTGTCTGATCGCGACCGATTTTATTGAAAACCATTACAATTTGTCTATAAGATTTGTTTGATGTGATTTGCTGAGACTTGTGTCTATTTGCAATATAATTAGCAGCTGTTTCATGTAGTAAAACATCAATTTCTCTTGTAACATCGGAAACACCATATATCTTATAGTCAATTGGGGCATTATAATAAGAACCCTCTTTATGATATATGTACACCGATGATACAAAAGTTGTTTCAGGAAAAGTGAAAGAAACCCATTCTCCATTATAACCTTCCACAAAATATTGATCACCTACATAATCTCCCGCAGTATTATAAGCCGATAATGTAAATGTTTCTTCAGTACTTGTATTGCCATCAAAAATCAATTCAGGAGCATCTACTGCTGATTTGCTAGAGTCGAGTTGATAAATTCTATAGTTTTTGTATTTTGATTGTAATGGATCAACAGACGAATGCAATACTTTATAAGGACCAAAAGGATGTTTGGTTTCAATATCAGAGACATCAAAACCAATCAACATTTTATTGTCATAAATTTTGATCTTGTTGTATTCCAAATATGTTCCTTGGTCGACCCAAGCATCATTATGTTTCAAACCTAATGTAGTGATATTGTTATTTACATCAACGCTGAAATCAAGTGGATCAAACTCTATTTTTTTCTGAAAATTTTTGTCAAATATATCTTCAGTCAAAACAGGCACATTGTATATTGTAATATTATTTTCAAATATTTTGATATTGCTAGTATATATATAATTCGAGTTTTCAATCCAAACTAAAGAATTGCTTGAATTACTAGTATTTTCTCCTTGTAATGAAGAAATTTCATTTTCATTTACACTTAATATACCAGTAGCCTCGTCAAATGACAAACCTAAACCAAAATTAATATCTTGTTGTTTTTGAAAGACATTTTGAACCATTTCATTTGAAACATTTTGAATATAGTTTGAAAAATTTATATTCATATTATTAATATTTTCAATGGTGGCATCCGCATTTTGAATAATTTGTCCAAAATTCATATCATCAATTTGTTGTTGAATCGGTAAATTAACTCCTGACAAATATTCCAAATTCGAGACAGATATAGAGGAATTTGTTATTTTTCCATTTTCATCTGAAATAATAATTTTACCAGGTTGTAGATCATTAACTGTGATATTACTTGCAGCACCGGTTATAATATCCAATTTATTATCATATTCTTTGGTAAATACGGCATCTGAGAATTCGACATTTGCTTCTTTGCCGAAAAATTGTAATCTAGATAAAGAAAAATATTTTATATTAGCATCTGCAAATATTTCATTAACACATATTGCAAAATGATTAAATGATTTTGTAGTAGAAATATTTACCGAATATGTGAAAATAGTATCGACGGCATTATAATCAATATTACTTATATTATCAACACTTGTTATCAGATCCCAGTTATTGCCATCTGTAGAACCATATATTTCAAAGTTCTTAGGAGCACCTAGTAAGCTTCCAGTTTTGGTTAAAATAATTTCTTCCAATTGTATGTAATTTAGAATTTGTATTGATACCCAGTCACCATAAAAGTCATTTAAGAGCTTGCTTGTACCAATGTAATTTCCCAAATCATCATAGTTTTCTTCCATATATGCTTCATCATCTGTTGAACCATTAAATAAATGTGTCGGTGTATTGTATTGCTCTCCATTTTCATAAAGTCTTGTTGAACTCCATTTAAATATATGACTATCAATTTCTACACCCGATACATTATTATTATCAGACAATAAAGCATTGTTTATATTAGGATATTCGGCTCGAATAGTTCCATCAGGAACAAAACTTGTTATTTTTTGAATTTTATTAGGATAAAAATTTAAATTTTTGTATTTCAATACAGTCTCTCCGTTTACAAAATTCGAAGACCATATATTGTTAATTTCTGATATAGATAATTTATTATTGACTTCATCGTAATCAAGACCATATCCAAAATTCAATTTATCATATTTACTTGATTCTAATACATTAGAAGCATTAAGAATATAATTAGATGTATTAATATCAGAATTGGCAATTATTTGATTCACATTATTTGATGCAGAATCAAAATATTGATGCATATTCTCATTCAAATTGTTTGCAAGTTGAATCGCGATATTCGAACCTTCAAACACTGAATTATTTATGTTATCAATTTGTTGTTGTATATTACCTGTAGTACCTCTTATATTCGCAAAATGTTCACTACTAACCTCATTCAAAGAGCCTGAAAATATAACATTGCCATCTATATCTAATTTTACTTGAGGATCTGTGACACCTATACCGATATTTCCATTTTTGGTCATTGTGAATTTTTGTGTATTTTCATCGCCTGAAATAAATTCAATAACATTGTTCGTCGCAACACTATTATCATCTATAACAACTGTGTTATAATTTATTTCAAATGTGGAACCATAAAATTCTAGTTCAGTAAAATTTGGCAAACCCCCCATTGCCCCGCTGCCTATTTTGTGAATAACAAATGCAAATTCATTAAAATAATCGTTATTTGATTGAAGAACTGTTTGACTTGATTCATAAACCTGGTTGTTAGAAGAATAACTGACATTACCATCTATTATAACAGGTTTCCAAGTTTGACCATCATTTGTTCCTAATAAAGTATAACTTCTTGGTGCCCTTGCAAATTGCGAAGGTCTTGTATGTATCTGAATATGAGATAGCATTATTTTATCAGGTAATTTCAATTTTACCCATTCTCCGGAATAACCAGCAATACCAGTAGCACTTGCAAGACTTGTTTTATAAGTACCATCTGTATTATATGACCCAACTTTCCATGCACCACCATCTGTACTATATTTAGCAAAATTAAATAAACCCGATGGATAAGATGATAAATCAGCTGCACTACTCCAATTAATATAATATGTTCCATTTCCATATACTTGATTACTTAATGTAGATTCATTAACTGCGATTCTTAAACCAGCGTAAGTAGAAGATGCCAAAGGAGCGGGTGGATATTTTTTTATTGATGAAACCATATTTTCAGGAATATATCCATTATTTTTAATATTGACAGTTTCAGTTTCAATAATAGATGATTTTGATTCGTCATATATTACCTTTTCTCCATTTAAGAAAACTATATCTGATGCCGAAAGAGTACCATTAATATTTAAAACAGGTGCATTATAAGTATTATTAATTATGAGCTGATTACTATTTTCAATATTATTTATTTCAAGATTGTTCAAATATAAATTTTTCATATCATCTTCAACATCCTTGGTTTTTCTATTCACCAAAGATGTCACTTCGTCTTTTAAAAATGGTTTAAGAATGGTTTCATAATTATTTTTATTTTCATTAGCTTCTATTATATATTGATTTAATTTATCACTAGCATCATAATTGACACCATCTAAATATTCTAGTTTTTCAATACTAATATCTTCCAGCTCTTTGATGCTACCATCGGAATCAGATATCAAAATACTATTTGGAATATGATTGGAAGTTATATCAACATTTTCTGTAGAAACAAAATTAGAAGATGCTTGTTCTGTAAGAGATTTTAAGTTTTCTATTGCGATTTTGGCTTCTTTATATTTCTTTGCTTCACTTTTATAAACCATAAAAACTTGAGAACTACTTACTAATTACAATAAAGAATAAAATATAACTTTGAAAAATAAGATGTTATAAGATTTCATAAGATTTTACATATTAGAAATTTTGTTTTCTAATGCAGCTAAGCGCTGTTCTATTTCGCTTGATTTTGTATTTAAAGTTTCATTTTTTATTGTTAAATCTGTTATTTTTCTATTTATGACTTGTGTAGCACAAACATTAAGAGTATAAATATATGATTTTTCAATTGTTGTTAAATCATCTACAAGAGTTCCGTATACAAATATCTCAGAAACATATCTTGGTAATGAATAATCGACTAATAAATATTTGCCATCGTCATTTTCTTCAATTGAAAACAAAATATCTATATTATTTTGATTTTTATCAATGAGTCTCACAACATTTGATATATCAGAACCATTATATGTTGAAACAAGTCTCGAAACATCCAAATCTGTTGGTAAAAATATCTTATTATATTCGCATTTACATAATTTGTAAATATTCGGAATAAATTTGGATGTTTCACTTGTGGCTTCTGGAAGAACTTCTTTCACTTGTTGAGAAATAAATCCAAATACTTCGTTATCACCTTTCTTTATACTATCAATATACTTATATGATTTCGGCTCTATGCTCATTATTTTATCCAAAGCACTGTCATCATCTATATCACTGATTTCTTTTTTGATTCTTTCGTCTGATGTAAATGTCAAATTTGCACCATCTAACCATATATTATCAGTAGCCTTGACACAGTAAGTATTATCGTCTTCATAAACAGTAATGTTGTCACCAATATTAATAGGATTACTATTTCGAATATTTGTTGTATAAATAGATTGTGATTGCAGAGATCCTTGATTTCCTATTTCAATTTTATCATCGAATATCTTAATATTTTTATGGGAAAGATGTGTTGAATTATCAGTCCATTTATTTGTTAATGATAAATCACTAGTGTATCTATTGTATTTCAATCCAGGTAAAAACTTATATTTATTTTTTTCTTTCAATAATAAATCACTTACTGTCGATATTCTATGATAATTTCCACCACCATCGTGAATATAAATCGTGTTATTATCAGAATCGATATTGACAGAAGAAGTATTTGTGCCATTGTTCCAAGTAAGTAAATTTGGTTCTTTACCTACAAGTTCTATTTCTGTAAATACATCGTCTGTCAATTCTTTTACAAGATAGTAACGATATGGTAAATAATTATCTATTTTGCTCCAAGTCAATCGAATATTTTCAGAAGTTTCATATAATGTTTCTTTTAGATTGCTTGGATTAGCAGTTGGATTAGCAGTCCATCTGATTATTACAATACCACTGCCACCTTTGCCACCAGCTTTATTTCCGACATAATAACCACCTCCTCCGCCACCACCTTTACCATCTTCACCTGCTAAGGCAACAACAGAAGAACTTGAACCTCTGCCACCGCCTCCTAAACCACCTGTTCCTGCTGTCGCATTGTTACCATTACCACCTCCTCCCCCCGCATAATACGTCAATGTCCCTGTTATACTATTAGATAATCCATCCCCTCCGTTGTTCAAATTACCAGCAGAACCAGCACCACCTCCGCCACCTCCTTGTTTTTTTCCTCCATTCGCTGTCCCAGCAGCTCCATTATTTCCTTTTGAGGGGTCATTCGCAATTCCCCCAGCAGAACCAAAGTTTCCACCTCCTCCACTCCCACCAGAACCACCTATACCACTACCCCCACCCTCGCATGTATATAATTCAGTCCCGTCTTTTATTATTTTTGTATTGCCACCCTTACCAGAAATAGCACCTCCTGCTCCGACTGTAATATTATATGTTCCTTCAAAAGTTACATTTTCTACATATTCATATGCTCCAGCACCTCCGCCACCTTTTTCGTAATTACCACCAGCATTATAATTACCACCTCCTCCACCACCACCAACAACCAATATATCACAAGTGGTATCTCTATCAAATGTTATACTGTTTGTTCCAGTAGTTGAGGTAAATGAATAATAATATTCGTTTGTATTTGAAATTTGTGTAGGGGTATCAATAGTAGAATTGTGTATGATTGTAGGATGTATATATGGATTAAAAGAATTTATTGATGTCGAATTTTCATGTTTTGTTATGTGGTATGTTTTATTTTTTTCAAAAGTTAATGTATTCACTGCATCAGTTGTAATTAAATTAACCTCTTTATTAAAAGGAAATTCAATAGAATAATTTAAATCTGATTTAGGATCTCCATATAGTTCCCATTCTGTTATGACACAATCAGCATTACCTGAAAAAGTATTTGCTATTTTATTGAATACAATGGTATAATATCTGTATGTTTCGTTATTATTTGGTATTTCAAATGTTCTTCCATTATTAACTGTATAAGTTATACCAGTTTGTTCATCTATTTCATAGTGTGTAATATTGTCTATTGAACCAAATATCTTAAAGTCACCAGGTGCTCTTGCTAATCTGCCTGAATTCTCATCCTCGGGATATATGATATATTTTTTTAATAATATACTTTCTTTTAAATCTATTCTTAACCACTCTCCGAAATATCCATTTATATTTGCAGAACCTGTATATGTTCTTGTAGTACCATTATATAACTGTCCTGATGTTGGATACTGTGTTGATACGTCTAGTTTTTGTCCATTAAATGCATGATGAGGAATTCGATCACCTTCGTTAAAAGAAACAGTTATATCATCTGATGGAGCTGTATAAAGTTCTCTTGGAAATTTGACATATGTGATATTCTTTAGTAAGGGATATCCGTAGAATTCTAATTCTGCAAATTGAACAACTTTTGAATCAATATTTACAAATATTTTGTTAACAATAATACTGTAATATTGATATTCAACTATATTATTTATAATATATGTATGTGGGGTTAATTCAGACCCATCGCCTATATTATTACCTTCGTATATTAAATTCCAATTTGAATCATTAATATCGTCAAAACTTGTGATATTGTTAGATGCATATATTCTAAATATTTTTGGACGTCTATACGGACCATTTGAAAAATTAGTTCTTGGATATATTTTAATACTATCCAGTAATATTTTTTCACCTAAATCAATAATAAAATATTCACCACTATAACCTGTTTGATAAGAATAATTTGCTTCACCAGTTGATGGATTAAAAGTGTTTGCCCCGCTCCCCCAACCACTATCATTAAAAATATTGTTAAATGAATTATAAATAAGATGATTACTTATTGGATCCTGAGTAGATGACCATTCAGATGAAGCATTTATTCTGACAACAATACTGTCGGAATATGTAGTACTTACTCCTGTTAGAGGTTCGCGAGGATATTTAACAAGCTCAAAATCTACAACATTATTTAAATCGTAATAATATTCGCTATCTGAATTGGTGAAAATGTTTTCTTCGATTTTTTCATCTATAATATTATATTCGCTGTCAACCAATTGTTTTTTAATGACTGGTAATGAAATGTTTTGTGTATCATATATGAGATTCCATCCGGTATTTAAAGTTTTTAATTGATATGCTAATTTATCATTTGAACCATATAATTGAAAATTATTTTTAGATTCAGGAGGATAAGTTTTGACATTTTGTACAATCAACTCCTTTTGCATATCAGACATTGTCCATTTTGATTCTGATTTATTCATATACACTTTATAAATTTCATCTTCAGATAGTGCACGATTGTATATGCGCAAATCATCTATATTACCAATAGGACCCATACCTTTACTACTTACACCATCAATAGTTGTTACATTATTTCCAATTGTTCGATAGCCCATAACTTGTATTTTTTGAGGTGTATTGTTGAATGGTTTATTTAACCAAGTTTCTATCAAAATATTGTCAATGTATAAATCGACATTAATTGTATTATCGGTATTCTTTTTTCCTCTTAGAACATGAAAATGCCATTTAGAATCTGCTTTGAAAACATTATTATTTGTGCCATAAAAAGTTGTTCCATTACCATTCAAAACAACACCAGCATATGTATTTCCAGCCGTACCTGTGTGATATTTTAGAGTGTATGGCGATGTTAAAGAATGTATAACTGTTGAATAATTACTAGCATTATCGTTTGTAATTTTTAACCACATACATATTGTTATATCTTGTGACCACACTATATTATTTGTAGTTTCCCATCTTGATGAGATTCTCGTGATATCATTATAAAATGAACTTGTACCAGTTACATAATCCTGTGTCGTAAATAATGGAGTTAAAGCAGTTATTGTGCTACCAGTTGAAGGGTCTAATGTATGATAAGATAAATGATTGTCATTTCCAGAACTATCGTTACCATCGCCATCAAACTTGTACCAGGCCAACATATTTGATGTATCATTTGCTGTAAAATCTTTTTTAGTAGTTTGATAAAGTTCTGTAACTTCTTGAGCACTAATTGCACGATTATATATGCGGAAATCGTCTATATTTCCATCAAAATAATCGTCAGTATTATTTGACTTTGCGATATAATAATTGTTATATACTATATTTGGAAACCAAGATATACTTCCTGATAAAGCATTATATTGTGTCAAAGTACCATTTATATACATTTTTATGGCAAGGGGAGATTTAGTAATTGATACTGTTACATGAAACCATGTATTCAATTGAATAACATCATTATATGTTAATGTGAAATTTGGTAATATAGCGAACCTTAAACCAGTTGTATTGTTGTTTCTGTGAAGTTGTATGTTATTGTTTAGTCCGTTATTTCCGAAATCAATCACACGCGACCAGTTTACTACTGAATTAAATTTCAACCACATACTTATGGTAAATCCATCCCATAATGAAAAATTTGTTTTTGGAATTGTTAAGTATTGTGCACTAGTGTCACTGTTTGCACCTCCTGCAAATGAAATAGAGTGTGTACCTACTTGTTTTTCAATACCGTCAAATGATGGTGAATTGAATGCAATAGCATTATTATTATTTCCAGAACTATCTGTAAAATCCCCATCAAACTTGTACCAAGCCAACATATCAGTTGTATCGTTGTAGAAATTTCTTTTGAATGTAACTCGTGTTGTTAAATCAGATGATTGTAGTTTGGGTGGGTTTTCATAAATAAAGTCTTTAGGATAATTATATAATAGCAAAGCCTCTTCTTGTGTAGTTGTCTTGGAATAAATGCGAACATCATCTAGTTTTCCATTGAAGAAGTATGCAGACTCGTTTTGGTCAATGCCAATGAAACATTTGTCATAATTTCCACTATCCACAAAATAATTTAGGACATATGATTTTATAAATGTTCCGTCGATAAATAATTCACAAACCGACGATCCGTCAACCAGAGATGATAAAGATATTATTATATGTTTCCATTCGGTTGCTGTGAAAGTATAGTCGAAAACCAAAACATTCCCGGATATTATAAGTTCCAATTTATCTAGATTGCGTTTTACTATAATATGTTTACTGATATCATAACTATTACTGAAATCGAAAATATGTTCTTCACCAGTTATGGTATCAAAATATACCCAGAAGCACAATGAAATTCCATCTAACCATTTCGAAAAGTCAGTGCCTTGTATCTTCAAATATTGCGGGCCAGTACTCGGGCTACCACCTGCAAATGATGCAGAATGTGTCCCTGTATTTTTTACAGTGTCGTCGAATGTACATTGTCCAAATCCAATAATATGTCTATTATTACCACTATCATCATTTAAATTTCCATCAAATTTATAATGAACATATAAATTTGGATTGGGGTTATCATTAATGTCAGTTGGTGCAATAATATTATTATACAACCTAAAATCGTCAATTCTTCCTTTAAAATATTCATCAGTTACAGTATTTGATTTTGCAATATAGCATTTATCATATGTGCCGTTTGTAGGAAATCCAATTTGGCCCACACTACTTGAAGGATTTAACAACGCATTGTTTTTGTATATTTTACAGGAACTAAATGATGCTAATGGATCATTTAGTTGACCATATTCGTTCGGTTTCCAGGTGCTTGTCGCAAGCCTATATGTATTACCTTCATTATCTAAATAGACTACAATAGGAGTGTAATAAGAAACTTTAATATATTTTTTTGGAGCGATCAATTGTGGTGGATTCAACTTATCTTTATATGCACCAAAGCATTCCACATTACCTTCACTATCTATATATATTGTGGAATTATCATCACATTCAATATATACAATTGGATTCGAAGTTGTTGGTTTAGTAAGTTGATTGGATTGGTTATTACCGTACCCATATGTATTACCTTCACTGTCTAAATAGATTGTATGTAATGTACCACATGCAACTCGTACATATTTATTTTCAGGCGGTGGTGGATCAATTTGACCTCTTATATTGGTTCCGACCGGATATGCATTACCTTCATTATCTAAATAGACTGCATGCTGATATCCGATACTAGCAAATACATATTTTTTTTCACCCTCCAATACAGGTGGTTCAATCGTTCCATTCATATATGATTTATTAGTACCCACAAAACCTTCGGTATCTATAAATATTACATCATCTGAGGATTTACTACAAGCAACATGTACAATTGGATTCGATAATGATGATGTTATAGTTCCATATGTATTGCCTTCAGCATCTGTATAGACTATATTTGTCGACCGTGATGCATCAACTCGAACATATTTATTTGGAGCATCCAATTTTGGTGGATAATACTCATTTCTATTGGCATTACCCACTATGTGCACATTATTGTAATTGTCTAAATATATTACGGAACTACTCACTACAGCAACATCTATAAAATGTGGTGTTTGTTGAATTGTTAAAGCAAAATTATTCCAAGAAGATAGAGAAATTGCATTATTGTATTTTTGTTCATTTACACTTGTTCCATCGTAAACAGTAACAGTAAGGTTATTATCAGTATCGCCCTTCAAAATAATATTATTTGATGGATTAGTGCTGTCGCCAAAATCAATAATATGATGATTATTCAGACTTTCTTCAATATACATCCAAAAACTCATAGTAAACCCATCCCATACAGAAATGTCAATTGATGGAATTTGTAAATATTGTCTTATAGGATATTCAATGGATAAACTACTTGTTCCTTCTGCTTTGGATGATGTGTCAAATGTTGGTGAATTGTATGGGATTGCGATATTTTTATTTTTACTTTGATCGTTGTAAATACCATCAAATTTATACCAGGCATATAAATCTTTGAGATTATTACCAAATTTGGTATCAGGTATAGCAGATTTCCATAAATCTGTTTGAACTTCTGATTGAACTTCGATAGAAGCACCTGAAATAGAAACAGTATTTGTTTCTTCATCATAATTGATATTGCTACCAAAAATCAATTTATCTTGTTTTGATTCAATATTTACTACGAATTCGTTATATACCTCTGAAACATAATTAGACATATTTGTTTCAGGTTGTATTGTGATATCAGTCAAATAATTAGAGACATTGTCGGTGACAACAATTAAATCATCTATTTGTTGCTGTACATTAGCCGTAAGTCCACTAATATTTTCCAATTTCTCACTCGAAACATCAGAAGTAGAAATAACATTTACTTTGGTAACAGTTGGAGTATTTGCACTTGGTTCTGCACCATATAATTCCCATTCAGCTAATTGTGTCATTTTTGCATTATCATGAACAGTTGATACAACCATTAGATAATATCTATATGATTTTGTGTTATTCGGTAAATCAAATTGTTTTTGTGTTTCTATACTAGAATTATTAGCATTATATCCTGTATATAATAGTTCCCAATTATCTGAATTAACATTATTATAAACATTGTCTTCATTTGAAGCAAAAACATAAAAATCTTTTGGAACTCCTGGGAATGGATGTATTCTAAAGTATAATATAAAATAGCTTAATATGATAGTTTCACCTAAATCTATCATTAGCCATTCACCGGGATATCCAGTTTTGTGATCTAATGATACATTTTCCTGAGACGCCCATCCTCTAAATGAATTACTTTCTGTTCCATTTAAAGTATAATCGGGATTTTTGAAATCATTAAATGCGTATATTCCTTTCCATGCATCGTTAAATCGAGAAGATTCACTTACTCTTACTGTTATATTTGTATCTGTGCTATATATATGTTCTGGTGATAAAATAGATTCTCTTGGATATTTTTGAGTTGGAGTATTTTGAACAGTATTTGCACCAGGAACATAGTTATATAATTCTGATATTTCATCTGGTGACAATATACGATTGTAAAATCTCAAATCGTCTATGTATCCTGTGAATGAATTGATATCATTTCTGTGTGATATTCCAAACAGCATATTTCCAATGGTATCTATTGGAAAATAATTTGTTCCAGATCGTATTTTTTCTGTTCCTATTCTTACAATTTGTGTATCTCCGTCGCACAATAAAACGTTGTTTATATATATTTTTATTGATGTATCAGTAAATATACCCAAAAAATGTGTCCATTGGTTTAATATAACTGTTCCAAATTCAATTCTTAACTTACCTGTATCTCCATAAGTAATATGATACCTATTATTCCATCCTTGACCAAAATAGAAGTTCTCTCCTTGAAAAGAAAAATGTTGTTGATAATTTGTATTAGTGGTTGAATAAAACCAATAGTTGATAGTAAATTCTTTTTTGTCAACTAAATCAAT